GTGTCTTTTGTCTTCTGCTGATTCAAGCGTTGAAACCTTCACATTAATTGAAGCCTCTGCTGATGCTGCTGAAGATGCCTGTGTTGAAACAGCAGAACCTCTATTTGTCTCTGCCGTTCCAAGTCTCGTTGTAAGTGACGCATCTGCTGAAGCCTGCGATGAAGCCTCTGAAGAAATGTCCGCATCAATTGAAACAACATAAGAAGCCAAAACATCGTCAGATGCTGTGTCAACTGCTGTGAGGAAAGAAACAACTTCTACGAAGGTGTCCTTATCGGCTGCGGCGGAGTCAAGGATTGCATCAATTCTTGATCTTTCAGTTGAGAACTCACCTGAAAACTTCACATTGAGTGAAGAATCTGCTGAAGCCTGTGCTGAAGCCTCTGACGAAACTCTAACATTGTGTGAAGCCTCTGCTGAAGTTTCTACAGACTCTTCTGTTGATAATCTTGTTGTCAACGAAGTATCTGCTGAAGCTCTCGAAGAAGCCTGAGTTGAAAGTTCTGTGGACAATGAAGTGTCTGCTGAAGCTCTTGCCACCTCTTCTGCTGAAATTCTTGTTGTCAAAGACGCATCTGCGACTGCGACTGAAGAAGCCTCAGAAGAAAGCGCCGTTGAAACACTTGCTTCAATAGAAGAAAGACCTGATCCCTTTGCTGAGATTGCAGCAGAAGCTACAACATCAAGTGAATCTACTGCGGAACCTCTTGTTGAAACCTGAGATGAAACTCTAGAGTTCAAAGACGTTACTGCTGAAAGTCTAGCTGACTCTTCTGTTGAAATTCTTGTTGTTAACGAAGTATCGGCTGAACCTCTGTTTGATGCTGCATCTGAAATGTCACTTGCACGAGAAGTGTCTGCTGAAAGTCTAGCAGAAGAAGCGCCTGAAGCTCTAGCATCGAGCGATACCTCTGCTGAAAGCTCATTTGATTCTTCCTGCGAAAGTCTTGTCTGAAGTGAGTTGTCTTTCGCAAGTCTTGTAGACTCTTCTGTAGAAAGTCTTGTTGTAAGTGACGTGTCCGCTGCACCTCTTGCTGTTGCTGCTGAAGCTACAGATGAAGTAAGCGTTGAGAACTCTGTTGAAAGCTCTCCGTCTGATGTAACGTCAGTAGCATTAATAAAAGAAACAACTTCGACGAAGGTGTCCTTATCTGCTGCTGCTGCGTTAAGCATGGCGTCAATTCTCGCTTCCTCAGTTGAGATAAGTGTCTCAAGTGAAGTATCAGCAGAACTTCTATTTGAAGTCGCTGTTCCAAGAACTGTGGCTACTGAGTTAACAGCTACAACTCTTGAAGATGACTGAGCCGAAACTCTAGCGTCAAGTGATGCTTCTGCTGAAGCCTCGTTTGACTCTTCCTGAGATGTTCTAAGCTGAACAGAATCTTCTGCTGAAGCTGCTCTTGAAGCCTCTGAGGAAACGTCAGCTACACGAGCCGATGTTGCTGCTGAAATCTTTGCATTCAAAGATGTCGTAGCAGATGCTTCTGATGAAGCCTCTGAGGAAACTGCTGTTGAGCGTGCTGTCTCTGCGGTTGCAAGTCTCGTTGTAAGAGATGAATCAGCCGAAGCCATTGAAGATGCTTCTGATGAAACTGCTTGTGAACGAGCAGTTTCTTCTGCTGCGATTCTTGTCTGAAGAGACAAATCGATGGTCTGCAAAGAACCATCTGCTGCTGCTCTATCACTCTCTTGTGCGGACAATCTTGTTTCAAGAGATGTATAATTCGCAAGGTTAGGGAACTTAATCCACTCACCGCTGGAATCATTCCAAATGTAAACATTTGTTCCGAACTTTACAAGACGACCATCAACGTGATCACCTGTTGAACCACTTGTTGGCTCCGACGCAAGACTTTCAACTGCAAAGTTTTCTGCCGTTGCATTTTGTATTAATATTCTACTCAAAATTTTATCCTCCTATAAAATGTTTGTTTTGTGTGAATATTTGGATTCTACACTATAAAATTTGAGCAAGATGGACAAGAGATAAACCTCTCCCACCTGCCTATATTTAGGCTGTAAAAAAAGATAAAGAACAGTTTTTTTTCGGGATTGTTGTTTAAGGTTTTGAAGAGATAAAAATAATTATTGAACTATAATCACAGTGTAATCTGTGTCCGAATCAACATTGCCAAAATAGAAAACCACTGTGTTTGTGGTTCTCGTAAATGGTAGCACAATGTTGTCTCCAGATGGGTCAACAATTTGAACTAAATAATTAGCTACTCCAAGGTTGTGAGTAAGGGTTGTGCTCACATTCGTTCCTGCTGAAGCGGTTACCGTGTAAGATCTTATCTCTGGTAAAATAGGCGAGGTGGCTGCGGCTGCTTCAATAAGTTCGTCTGAGATAGATGTCGCTGTGCCTCCCACTGGAGACGACTTTCCTGACGTTCTACCGCCGACAATCGACTTACCAGACATCTGAACCTCCGTTAGCCGATTCCGTCAGCTTTACCCCAAATCTTTCTTAGTTCTCTTGTTGCGCCGCCAGCGTCAATTACTCTTGAGTTGGGCTCTAGTGCTGCATTGCCTGCACCTGGAAGCGGCTCATGGTCAAGAACACCTGTAACAAGTAGAGAGATGGCATCGTCTGCAACACCATTAGCACCGATGACAAGACCGCCACCGCCTGGGTTGAGAACATTATCACCAGCAAACTTTTGAATTAAAATAAAGATAACTTTTGTTCTAGAGTTTATTGTTGCGTTTTCTCCTGGCTTCAACTCAATGTAGTTTCCACTGGCGATTGGTGTTGCCAATGACTGGGTTGTCTTATCAAAGGTAGTGTCTTGACCTTCTGCTGTAAGCATGACCTTACACCTTATTTGAGCCGCAGTGCCTGTCTGACGAACACCAGCGAGCCAAGCCTCTTCCACGAGAACCTGAACGTTTCTCATTGTTGTTGGGAACTCTACCATTAAAAGCTCACCGCCAGCCCCATCTGCGTTGGCATTCCAGTTACCACTAGTGACACCATTGAAGTTGATTGCCCCCTGGTCAGCTCCTGGAGCCGTGATAATCTCGCATGTAAGACCATCTGTGCGTTCTGCAACGAATGCGCCACTAATTCTAGTAATCCTCTTAAAATAAGGTTTTCCTGCTTGGAGTTGGGTTGCTGCCATTCCACCAAGGATGTAATTTCTTGCCATTGTAAAAGTCCTCGTTTATAAACTAAAAATAAATAGTTATCTATTTTGGTTTTGTCGTTGTCGTTTTCTTCTTCTTGCAGCGTCTGCGAAACGACGTCGCTCGGCTTGAATCTCTTTGTGCTCTCTACGAAGTGATTTCTTTGAAATGTTTCTGCACTCCGTAGTTCCACGAGAAGGATCACGAATGTCGTTCATAATCCCTTCTTTCTTAAGTTTTCTTAAAGCTCGACGAATAAACTGTTCTGTTGATTCGCCCTTTCTAATTCTTTCTTCAAATAAGCCTTTTCTTCTATCTCTCACTTTATTTTCCTTTCAATTAGACTGTAATTAATTTATAATCAGATTTTAGATTTTTTATGTTTGCTATCTTTGCATTTCCTTCGAGAGTTCCATGATAAGTTCCCACAGAGTCTCGAATTCCATTTGTGCCAGAGTTGTCACCATCGCCCATCTTCCACCACGATATTACACTGCTGAAAGCAGAGAAAGTTGTCATGTCCTTTACCCTTCCTGAATCTGCTGTGTTGTAAAGTTCTTGAATCTCTGATAAACTCAATTCTTTATCATAGATGCAGACATCTGAAATAAATTTTTCAAAATCATTGCCAATGCCACCTGCTGCGTTTGCACCAATTCTAACTGGACTTGTCGTGTTAATTCTGCCATCGTATCCAGTAGAAGGCGATGCAGTAGTTGCCAAAAGTGCGCCATCAAGATAAACCTTCACGCCTGCTGCGGTTTGTGAGCCATCATAGGTAAATGTAACAAGATGCCATTCATTTAGCGGCAAGTCTCCAAAAGCAGAGTCTCTTCCTATGTTTTTATTATTACTAGCAGTTCCATCGTAAATTCTGACCTGAATTCTTCCGTTATTATGTCCAAAAAACCAGTCAGATGCCACACCGTTACCTGAGTTTTTAGCAACAAAAACTCCTTGTGAATCTGGGACATTTGTCCTGTTTACCCAAGCTGAAATAGAAAATGGATTGTCAAGTGCGGGGTCTGCACTGACGAAGCTAAAAACATCGTGATCTCCTATCTCTATGTAATCATCTACACCGTCGAACTCGATGGCTTTTGTGTTAATTGGTGCAAGAATTGTGCCAGTTTGTTGCCCCCAAATTTTTCTTAACTCTTTGACATTGCCAGAGGAATCAATAATTCTAGAATTATAAGACATTAAAAATCCCTCCCTGCGCTTGGCTCATGTTCCAAGACAGAGGTAATTAATAAAACAGCGGCATCTGTAGCTGCCCCTGGTGCCCCCTGAACAAGTGCTGGCGTGCTATTGAAAATGTGTGATTCTGGAGCCGTCCCTGAAACAAACTTTTGAATTAAAATGAAAATAGCCTTTGTTCTAGAATCAATTGTAGCAGTTTCTCCTGGTTCTATCTCTATGAAATTTGCATTTGCAATTGGACTTGCGTTTGAAACAACAGTGCTTGCAAAGCTCACATCTTGATCCTCTGCCAAAAATGCAACTTTACATCTTATGGCAGGCTCGTTCCCTGGTTCAACTTCTGCTCCTGCTGCAAAGGCTTCTTCTAACAAAATCTGTGTTTTTCTTGTTGTTGTTGGAAACTCTACCATTAAAAGTTCCCCACCCTGTCCATCTGCGTTGGCATTCCAATCTGGAGAGAAAACATCTCTAAAGTTAATTGCTCCTTGGTTGGCTCCAGCGGCAGTAATAACTTCACAAGTGAACCCGTCAGAGCGTAAGTAGCCGCCGTCACCGCCGATGCGGACGACTCTTTTAAAGAATGGCTTTCCAGCCTGTAACTGGGTTGCTGCTTGTCCACCCGCAATAAAAGTTCTAGCCATTTACTTATTTCCCTCTGCTAGCCTTTTCCAGTTTTTACCTGCTCCTCTGGTAAGAGAAGAAATGTCAACTCCTGGATCCGATGGATCTACTCCTTCAAAGGGTGTGTAGCCACCAGATTTAGAAGATGGTGTTCCCGCCTTTTTGATAGGGGTTGTTCCTTCAAATAGATCAACATTGTTGTAAGCAGAAGAGCCAATAGCGTCTAAAAGTTTCTTTTTATTCTTTAAATCTTGCTTATTAGTGGGCTCAGATGACTGACCTTGTTGAAAGCTAGGCTCAACTCTTGTTTGTGAAGAGGCAGTAGATTCAGTAATCATGCCCTTCTGCACTCCAGCTATCACCTCTGAAATTACAGATGTCAAAAGTCCACTGGTCAGTAATGCATCCTTAACACACTCTTCTACAATTGGTTTAATTAATTTTTTTAATTCAGACTTTTTCATCTTTAGTCCCTTGTAATCTCGTTCAATAGTCTATTAATTCTATCAGCTTTGGTAAAAATATTTTTCGCATTTCTTGCCTCTTTCAGACTCATGAAAGCTCCAATGGTAGAGGGATCTGAAACAAAATCAAAACAAATAAGATTGAAGTCATCTTCGACAACCGTGTTGCCCATTCTATCTTCATGAACTGAGCCCATGCCTCTAGAGGAAATGCCAAGTTTTACACCAGAATGAACAAGTGACTGAAGAATCTGACCTGAAGGTGTGTTGAGAATTTTACACTTTCCCATCACATTGTCTCCATCCCACCAGACTTGAGTCATGATGTGAGATACGTTTTTCAAGTTTACAACAGAATCTTCTGGGTGGTCCAGTTCACCAAGTGCTCTCTGGTCCTTTATGATCTTTTGATAATTTTCTATCTCTCTTTCCAAGACTGCTCTTGGATAGACTCGACCATTTTGATTTTTAGCTTTTGCCCTTTGAATAACACCTGTAAGAAACATGGCTTTTCCACTTGCGACTTCACTCTTCTCACTCTCTGTAAGAAAGTCTTGGCAAAGACCGCCTTCGCAAAGCTCATAATATTCTCTCAATAAAAATTTGTTACTCATCTTAGTTCTCCAGATAAAATTTAAAAATTAAAAGCGGGCGCTACCCGCTTGATTATGCAACCACTTTTACAAAGACGAACTGGTTGAATCATCCACTTCTTTGTAAACATAAAATCACCTCTCTTTCAAAATCCAATTCTCATCCCGTCATCGTCAAAGACAGCATCAAGAACATAAGAGGTCGCAGAAGCAACCGATCCGAGCAGCAGTGCCGTGACAGGACTAATATCAAAACTAAATAGTTGGGTGTAAGGGTTTATGCTCCATAAAAATATGCCTACCCAAAAGCCAAGACACATAGGACATTTAAACAGCTTGCCCAACATGCCCTTAGTCGGGCGAATAAAGTCAAAAATGGAGCCATAGATTAAAATTTGAGTAATCCCAAATGCGGAAAGAATAAAATAACTTAGTTCAAGCAATGTAACCTCTTTTCAGTAAATTCTATAATAAGATCTGTTTGGTGGATATCGGTCAAGTGTTCCCTTCTCTTTTTCTTGCGGAACTTCACCTAACTCTGTAGAATCTTCAGAAGATGGTTCAATTTCTGCCTGCAAGATGGAATCTTCAAGTGCATCTGAATGAGAATAATAAGGCTTTTCTTCTTCGATAAACTTGCCTATCGTGTATAAAATAACTTCTGTAGCATCAGCACCGATTTTAGACTCAGGATAGCTGCCCTGCATGGAGCCATAAACAAATCCAGACTGCACAGAATCCATAAGAATTGTCCCTTTCTTATTGAGAAATGAAAACAGTCTATCTTGAGCAGCATAAACATCATCAGACATTTCATTTTTCGCAAGAGCAAGAATAGTTTTTTTCTCGGGCTGAACAACTATATCTAAATCATAGTGATCATAAATTGCCAAATCGCCGCCGAGAGTTTTTCTCAGGATCATCTTCATTTTAGGATTAAAAACTAAATTTTTTGATGATTCCGAATCTCCGACTTGAACCTTTATTTCTTCATTCATTTGATTCCACCTCTCTAACAAGCTCTTGAATTTGCATAATCTTCTTAATAGCTCTTTCATCTAACTTAGTCTTTTTGAGGCTGTCGAGAAAATTTAAAACTTCTTTCGTTTTTTCTACCATCTGTTGATCAGAATTAACTTCTTCAAGTTGTAAAGAGTTTTCAACTCTATTACGAAGTCTCTCAATCTCTTCATTTAGATATGTCTTTAAAGAGACACCATTGTCAGAAACTGAAAAAATGTAACGAGAAACAACCTTTTGCTGCTCTTCGTGTAGTTTTCCAGCGTAAGTCTTATTGAACTTGTTTGTGAAAGTCTTGTAAGCAATCGAATCAATGTGTTCCATGATTTCTTTTTCAGACTTTAACTCTGCACGAGTCATTTCCTCAATAATCTTATCTTCTAAAAGAATTTTTTCTGTAGCTGGAACATTGTCTGAAAACAACTGCGCAATGGTAGCCATGGTTTTGTAGTTTGGAACAAAATTGTTGTAAACACCCTGACCTAATTCTATATTTATTTTTTTAATTAATCTAGATTGTTCAGAGAAAACCTTTTGTTTGCTAATCTTATCTCTGTCCCTTCTAATTTCTGATAAAATTCTTCTTGCAAATTTTTCTTCTGCTTCCTTGAGATTTACAATCGTCTTGTAAGTTTGAAGATCTTTGTAAAGAATTCCTCTTTTTTGAAAGTGGCGCTTAATGATGCTAGCAATTTTTACTTGCCTGTCTTGATCTCCCGCCACAACAGACTTTGCCATCTCTTTAATAAGTGCCTCGAACAAGAAGGCAGTGTTTCTTTTTTTATTGTGCTTAAACTTCATTGGTTTTCTGTTCCTTTAATTGCTTATTATTCTTCTTTTCGAGGTTCTTAACAAGCGCTTTGACTTCCCAGTCAGTTAGCTCTTGATTTACCTCAAGAAGCAATTTTTCCTCTTTGTCTGTGTAAGTAGTTTCATTACCTTCGTAAATGCCACGAGAAAGTGTCTTCAGGTCAGACAATCCAGGCATTGTGTTTCTTGGAGTAAAAGATGCTGTTTCATCTGACCACTTAGACTTAATAGAACGCTTGCGAGCACCCTGCGATCTAGAATCTACTTTTTCTGGGTGATAAACCTTGCCTTTGGAACCTGGAGTTAAATAAGCGTCTCTCTTACCTGGGGCTGCAAGCAGTGCTGAATCTGGGTCATCGCCGCCTTCGTCTCCGCCAAGATCATCACCACCGAGGTCATCACCACCGAGATCATCGCCGCCGAGGTCGTCTCCGCCAAGATCTCCTCCTCCGCCACCGCCTTCAGGTGGCGCTTCGCCTGCTGCCTCAATAGCTGCGGTAAGTTTAGAGTCGTGAAATAATTCTCTTTCAATTCTAATAACCTCTTCTTCTGTCATCTTGAAAATGTTTCTATAAACCCAAGCCTTAGAAAAATAACCTTCAGTTGCAGCATCGGCAATTTCAAATTTTGCCCTTAGATGCTCAAGTTCTTGCATAGCTGCAATCTGCGAAGGATTACTTAAAGTTAATTTAAACTTTGTCAGATCTTCTCCCCTGTATCCAAGAGTGTAAAGGTGAATAATTCCTACTTTTTCTAACTCTGCCACAACTGCTCTCTGAAGTCTCTGGATTGTTCTTGCAAACCTGATGTCTTTTTGAGCCAACGTTGCTTTGTCTTCATCAGCACCTTCCGCTCTAGAGAGATAAGACTGAGGAATCTTTAATGCTGCAAACAATTTATCTCTTAAATATTTTACATCGTCGATGTCACCAGTGTAGGTTCCACCTGGGAGTGTGTCGATTCTTGTGTTTTCGCCACCTCGGATAGGAATAAAATAATCTTCGTCCACAGACAAGGGGTTGTATCTTAAATCAACTCTGCCAGTAGTTTGGTCAATAACTTGATTTTTCTTCATCGTTGTTACAACCTTTTGCATGTATTGCTCTACATCCTGTGGAGCTATATTGCCCACATCAACATAGAACGCTCTTCTTTCTGGAGATCTTGTTATTCTGTAGCTCATCATAGCGTCTTCTATGAGATGAAGTTGACGCCAAATTCTTCTTGCTGGTTCTAAAATAGATGTCCCGTAAGGTGCATGTTTATCATTTCCCAAAATTCTAAAGTGTGCAACTTGCCAATTCTCGAAAGTTAAACCAGCAGAGTTCCACTGATATTGAACATAGTTTGGATTTGTCGGATCTTCACCTTCTAACCTTTCTACTTCTTGCGGAGGCAAAGGAATAAAAGATTTTACGCCAATCTTGTCGTCTAAATCTACATAAAGAAAGTAATCACCATATTTGCACATGGTTCTACACCATCCATAGAGATTGAAATCGATGTTTAAAACATTATAGTAAAGTGACTCTAAAGTTGATTTTATTTCTTGGTTTGGGCACTCAATAGAAAGAATACTAGCCATTTCACTGTGATAGGTCATTTCATCTGCATAAATATCTAGTGAAGATGCAATTATTGGCTCGAACTCCATTTGATCAAAATCTATATACCTTTCTCCTCGTAGTCGATTTGCAATAGAATTACTGTTAATTTGTTCAAATGGGTTATATTGGCTTTTTTGAAATTGCTTTCCCGATGCAGAAGTGAATCTAGTGGCGTAATTATCTAACGCTTGTTTTTTAAATTTTCTTCTGTTTTGCTGCCGTCGATTAACTATCGGTCCAGAGAAAAGCCTTGTTAACCTCTTGAAGAGAATTGATTCTTCGTTCTTTATGTTCTGCTTGTTATCTTCTGCCATCTATTTTACCCCTTAAAAAGACCAGGGAAGTTGGTCATTATTTCTTTCATCTGTTGAACACCGTTTGGTTTTCCATAGTTTACCATACCTGGAATGCTCGTGTTAAGAGTGGTTCTTGAAGTAGTCATCGCTCCAAGTAAAGCCTTTTTATAGTCAGCGTCTCTTTGATTTGAGACCAACGCTGTATCTCTTACCCAACAAGCAATAGCCATCGACATTACAAGGTCATCGTTGTAACCTCGCATTGCTTCAGGCTTTCCATTGTTCCACACAAAAGTCTTTAGTTCGTTATAAAGACGATTTGATGTGATAGTAATTAGATCATTTCTTATAAATTCTTCCAACTTGGCAATAATAAGAGGTCTTGTTTTCATCGAAGTAGTAAAGCCAAGGACAGCCCTACTGTTGGAACGTGCTGCTGAAGAGTCTACATATTCGTGAGTAGCCTTAACAGAATAATAAATGTTTGGGTAACCCGCTTCTTCCAATTTAGTCAAAACTGCGTAACCAACGTTGTTATTTTCCACTACAAGCAAACAACCACCGTAAGTCTTTCCTACATCGGCTAAAAACATAGCGTAGGTGTCTAAATCCACTTTGCCTTGATATTCTGCTGCCTGCGTCATCTGAGTTACATTTATAACTTGAAATGCCGAATAGTCTTTACCATCTCCTCGTGCAACGTCTGCTACGAGCAAATAAGATTGTGTTGGGTCGAAGTCTTCCCAGATGTAATAGTTTCTATCAAACCCCGCTTTGTGTTCTGGATTGCAAACTGTCTTGGACATCTTCTCGATGTCTGCCGTGTTGATGACGGTTTCGCCCGACATATTAAAATTACATTCAAGCTCTTGTGCGATTTGTCTTCGGGACATGTTTCTTGTCTCTTTGTCAAACCAAGCGTCGTCCCTGTCTGGGTGGACTTGCCACGGAAGACAAGTGTGCTTGAAGTCGTTGTTACCTTCTTCGGCATCAACATAAGTTTGGTGAAACCAGTTTCCGACGCCATTGGGTGTTGAGAGAGCGATGCAGCGACCACCAGTTGATAGTGTAGGATAAAGACCAGTCCACAACTCGTCAAGACCTTCAACGTGCGCTGCCTCGTCAATAACCAAAAGGGATAATGCTTCTGAACGACCAGCGTCTGATGAAGTAGAAGTTGCTTTGATTTGTGAACCGTTAGACAACTCAAATGAAGTTCTATTGTCAACCGAAATGTTTGCGATTCGCATCCAGTCTGGAACATTTCTCATTATGTTCTTTACCTTCTTTACCAAGTTTGCCGCTGTGCCGAACTTCGTAGCCATAACAAGAACATTTTTATCTTTGTGAAAAAGCATCATCCAAACAACATAGCCTGCTGTTACAGTTGAGATGCCTAACTGACGTGCTTTTAGAATGATGTTAAAGCGATGGTCGTTGAAGTCTCGGAGTAAGTCGTCCTGAAAGTCGTAAGTCCTAAATGGGATAGACCCGTGCATTGGGTGAGAAATCTTTGCATAGTTATTTAGGAAATAAACTGGGTCTTTGCCGCATTGAACGATTTCTGATAAAATCTTTTTCTTGGTGAGTTGGTAGGTCATTTATAAACCTATTCTTGGCTTTCTAGTTCTCTTAGTGCCTTGGTGAGTGCCTCTGCGATTTGCTCCTTTGAGAGTTCGTAATCACGAGTAGCTGTCTGGACAAGGTTCTTGAGGTCATTATCAAGATACTTTTCAAAAAGTGCTTCAACATTCTCGTTCTTGAAAAGCTGAACTTCTTCTTGAATGATTTCTTTCAGTCTTGCTTTTGAAATCTTCATTATCCGTCCTTCCTTTTGTCGTTAGGTGCCTTGCCCTTTCTGCCGAGTTCCAACCATTTCTTGATTGCGTCGTCAACATTGTCAACGGAAGGTTCGCCAACTGCAACAACTGCCTCACCGAGTCCACCAATCTTATAAGGCTTAGAAGCCTGCACCCAGCACCTGTGAGCACCAACTGTCTGAACAATAGCATCTACGTCAGCATCGGAAGAAAGTGTAAGTGCTGAGCCTGTGACCTTCTTATATTCTTTTTTAAGGAATGAAGAGATGTCAGACATCATCTGTTCTAAATCACTTTCAAAGCCTTTATCTTTTGCTTCTTTCATTGTGACTTCACCGTGATACTTGATCACGAGAGAGTCGCCAGACATTTGAACCTTGAAACCATCCATCACACGCTTGTCTGTGATTGCTACGTCTTCTTCTCTTTTCAAACCAATTTTGATTGGTTCGCCATTTTCGTCTACTGCGCCGTCGTAAGTGTTTGCCATTACTTGTGAAATGCCTCTTACGATTTCTAAAACATCAGCCATTTTTATTCTCCTCGTTTGGACGCCATCCAGACTTCCATCGGTCTTCTCGACCTTCAACAAATTCTATGTAACAAGACCAGCAACACTGAAACTTATTCATGTATAAGTCGTCTCGCTTGTCGAATGAGTAAGTAGAACAAACAGGACAAGTCCTACTACTCTCTTTTTTAAGTAGTTTCTTTGAGACAAAAACACCTTCCGCAACTTCTACTTTCTCCTGCTTAGCTTCATTCTCTTTTTTCTTCAAAGCTGCTTTCTTTAATTTTTCAAGATGCATCTCTTCTTGTTCATCAGACCAACCTTCGGCAGGTGATTTAATCGCCTCTTCCCCATATTTTTCTTTTATCTTTTGCTCAATCTTTGCTATAAGATTCCAATCTTTCTTTTCACTCATCTGTTCACCGCATAAGTGATTCCAACTGTAGTAATCACTCCCAAAATGAAAGAAGAAATAGCGACGACTGGGGTAAACCAAGATGCATCTCTTTCATGGATAACTTCTTCTAAGGCTTTGATTCTTTTATTCTTTACATCAACAAATTGAGTTAGCCCATCAATCTCTGCTCTTAAAATAGAAACATCTTTGCTATGAGAAAGTGCCATTGCTTCTAGGTCTAGCTTACACTTGTTTTCACAAAGATCAATCTTCAAATTTAAATCTGACTCAATCTTTGAAAGAGAATCTTTTGTCAACAATATTCCAGTGAATGGTGCTTTCTGACCCTTCTTGACTCCAGTTATTCTAAAATCGCCCTCTTGAGCAATAGACGTGATTGGGGCTACAAACATAGCTATAGACATCAAAATAGATAGTAGTTTCAAATTACACCTTCTTTAATCCAAATCTTTTAGCAAAATCATCTGCTACTTCTTCGACGGGTTTATCTTTATTTTCTTCAATAGCTTTTTTAAGCTCTACCCTATTCTTCTTCTCGATTTGTTTTTCTTTTAGTTTATATTTTTCTTGAAGAACTTGCAAGCCTTTTTTATAATCTTCTAAGATTTTTTTCTCTTTAGCTCTCGTCTCTTCAAGAATTCTAAGCTGCGTTTCATAGTCTTCCCTCTGAGCCTTCATCATTTCCCTCAAAGATGCTTTGCCGTTATTTCCTGCAAAGTAACTAAGAACTACTAGAATAGCTCCGAATGGTAACCACCAGTTTGCTTTGAGCCATAGCCAAGCCTTGTGCATTATCCTCTAAGACCTTTCACTAAGTCAACAGCAGCCTGTGAGCCGATGTAAACCATTGTCAAAGATGTCCAGTCCGATGAAGAAAGAACTCCGTAAAGTGCAAGACCCGAAGCTGCGATCCATGCAAGGAACTTGCGAGAAATAAATCTCTCAACGTGCTTATCAGCGAATGCTTTAATCTGTGTCATCATTTTATCCTCCAGTGGCTTTTGCCATTAGAGTAAATAGTTACTGATTAACAAAAGCGAACTTATCCTTCTTTTCAATAGAGATTTGTAAATCTACTGAATCTTTCAAGCTGTCCAAGTGTGAGATAAGAATCACGTTCTTGAAGTGAGACTTTACCAAGTCTAAGATGCGAATGAAACCTTCCATGTTCTCTTCGTCCAAAGCTGTCCCTGGTTCATCCAAGATAAAAATATCTCCGATAGGAAGCGATGACACATTAATAAATGCAAGTCTTATAGCCATTGCAGCAATAGCCTTCTCAGCCCCAGAACCCATCTCTAAGGGGCGTGCATCAAACTTTGGATGTTTGATAAGGACGTTAAGTCGTCTTTCATCGTTTTCTAAGAAAACTTCAAAGTTTACGACATTGGCAAGAATCTTGGCTATCTCATCATTGATGACTGGAAGCTCTTTCTTGATAATGTCAAGAGACACTCCATTAGACCCCATAGCCTTTTTATAGAGATCATAGGCAGAATAATCTTTCTGTGCCTTCTGAAGTTCAAACTCATCTTGCTCTATTTCACGAAGAGTAGATTCCCAGTTACCTTGAGTTTTACTCAACTCTATCATCTCCTTTTCACAAGTGGAGAGCTTGTCTTTTAATTTCTTTTTTTCTAAAACGCTTTCGTTTCTTATTCTTGTCAGTTTTGCAAATTCAGTTATTACTTTTTCGTTCTCCTCAAACAATCGAATCTTTTGCTCAGACTCATTTTTTGAATCACGAAGACGAACAATAGTTGTTTTATTCTTAGCTACTTCAAGTTCATGCTTATTAACTTCCTCTTGTTTTGCTTTTCTTTTGCTAAGCACCTGATCATACTGATCCAAATAGTCTTGAACTTTTTGTGGCTCTAAAGAATTTAAGTTATCAGATGCCGATGTGATATCATTCTGTTTTTTCTTTCTTTCCTTCTCAAGCTGCTCTACTTTAGCAACACTTTGATGTGCAGAACTTATAAATTTACAAGAAGGAAATTTGTCACCACAAGGAACTTGTTCTAATAAAAAAAGTTTTTTATTCGCTCTTTCAATTTCGTCTCTGATTTGACAAGTCTCTTGATTTATGATATCAATCTGTGTCTCTAACTCTGCGATCTGAATGCTTTTATCATTCCAAGTTTCATAATTAAAAGACTTCATAAATTCATCAATTTTTACTATTACATCTTCGTTGGCGAGAATTATTTTCTCTAGCGTTGCATTTCTTGTTCTGATAGTTTCTAATTGTGTCTCTTTGTCTTTAATGTTAAATTGTTCAAACTCAATGTCTACAACAGTTTGCACTGGTGTTGATTCTAACTTTGCCTCTATCTTTGCCATTTCAAGAGAAATCTTTTCAATCTCTTTGCCTATGTTCTTACAATTTATTTCTTGCTCTCGAAGATTTGCAGTAGCTAATTCAATCTCAGAGAGGGCTTCAGCTTTTCTGAAATCGTTATCTATTGGTCCGCATTTTTCGACAAGATACTTAATCTTGCCATCTAGATCACTAGACTCCTCTTTTGCGATCTTAAATTTAGCATCAAATATTTCAAGATCAAGAAACTTAGCAAGAATTTCTTTTCTCTTAGTAGAGCCCTCTGCAATAAAAGCAAGAGACTCCAGTTGAGATGACAGAGATGTCATCAAGAAATCATCAATAGAACCGAAGAACTTTCTAATGTTTTCATCTGTTTGTGAGCGAGTCTCTCCATTGAGAGGTGAAGTCTCTTGTGTTGCCAAATCATAAACTGAAAATTCTACGTTAGTTTTTACTTCTTCGGTTTCCTCACCTTTAAGCCTTTTAATATATTTTTCTGCTCTGCGCTCGATAGTGTAATGTCGGTCATCTAGCTCAATGACAACTTTACCCCAGGCTTCCTGCTTGTTCTGATTTACGATGTCAAAACTTTTTCTGTTTCGCTTTGATGTAGTGTTGAACATTACCCAAAGTAAACTATCGATAACTGAAGACTTTCCTGTAAAGTTCTTTCCGAAGATTCCGACAATGCCTGCAAGTCCGTCAAAGTCAATCTTGTTGCCCTCTCCATAGTTGAAAAGATTGTCCCACTCCAAAGTCTTGATTGACCAACTGATGTTTCTATAGGTAGATCGTTCTTCGCTTTCAGCTTGAGCATTCACCCTTCTGTTTATCTCAAGAACCTCTTTGAGAACCGCTGCGTCGTCTTCCGTGTCTGACAAATAATCATTTAGATACTCTTTTATCAAACGCTCTTGAACTGCCACATCTCGTAGGTTGAATTTTTCAAAGTCCTCTGCTAAGTTGACCTTGGCACGAGAACCTGTAGCTCTGTTCAAGAAAGTAACAGATTCAGGTCTGAACTTTGTCTTGGCAACGTCAATAGCTTTGCGAACCTTTTCCACTGGAATGGCATGGTTCGTTACGATTCTGAGCCTGGCACCCTGTGGCGGGTTAGCGTTTCTTGGCAAGCGACCAGTCTTTGTAAGTTCCACTGTTACAAATGGTCTTGGATTCTTCAAGACGTGATGACGAACATCGAAAGTGTCTTTGTCGTCAATGTCCCAAATCAAAAAACCTTTATCGTTAGTTTCGCCGTGATTCTGTTGAACAGTTGAACCACAATAACGAACTCGACCTTCAGTGTCTAAAATCTGGTTTGTTTTATGAATGTCTCCAAGAAAAGCAAAGTCGTGACCCTCAAAGATTCCGACATCATCTTCACCATGGTCCATTACCCAGCCGATGTCTGTCTGAACTCCAGAGATCGCTCCATGATAAAGTGCTATGTTTATTGATGTCTCATTAGATGGAGAAACCCAATTATCTCTGTCAAAAACAGAGAGAACATTAAAAGTCAGACCCTTCTCTGGAGAAAACTCACCTGAGTTCTTCAAATAGTGAATAGTCTTTTTATCCAACGCATTGATGATTGGTGTAAGAGCATCCTGCCTGCTACTATTCTTTAGATTGCCATCGTGATTGCCTGCGATAAGAACCAGGGGTGCAATGTCAGATAAATTATCAAAAAAGTTTGCAGCCATCTCAAAAAACTCTGGTGATAGCTGAGTCTTCGTGTGTGCAACATCTCCGCAGTGAACAATGTAGTCTGGTTTCTCCTCACGAAGAATAGTATACATCTGTTCAAACACTGCACGATAGTCGTCGTGATACTTTAAGTTTCTAATGTGTGTGTCGCTTATGTGAGCAAGTCTAAAACCCATTCATCTCTCCTAGATACTAAAAATTGCTTGTTCCAAAAATGACTCTGGTGTCATAAGTTTGGCGTTGGCTTTTCTTTTCTCAAATTCTCTTCTTGTCATCTCACCTACATCATCGTAAGGTGCTATGTCTATCTTATAGACTTCTATATCAAATGTCAACATTTTTTTTATTAAACGCATAGCCTTTGTTTCAACGTCTGGATCTAAGGCTATGTAAACTGGTGTGTCGTGTTCGACCACCTTCTTTATTAGTTTTGAATCTTCCTTTAGGGACGAGCCAAGAATAGGAACTGCATTGCCTGCAACGATGGCGTCAAATGCTCCTTCAACTATCGTCAAGTCAGAATCAAAGTCTACATAGAGTTCGTTGAAAACAATGTCTCTGCTTGCAGGAGGATTCTTGTATTTCATCCAGTCATTGCCGTAAGTTCTGGCAACAAAGTAGTTTACATCCCCGTCTTCGTTGAACGATGGAATAATTATTCTCTCCTTATAATCCCCTGATGGACAATAGCCAATCTTCCACTTCAAGATGTCATCGTTGGAAACACCTCTACTGTAAAGAAATTTAAGAATAGGCTTTGTAGCCAAAGAAAGGTTCTTGGAGCACAAAGTCTTGAACTCCTCTGGCAAATCTACTCTCTGCTCTATCTTTTCTTCTATGGGTTGTTCCGTTGAGAAAATTTCCTCAAATGAAGAAATCTCCACTGAATCATCAAACTTCTTCCACTCTTGCTGATCTCTAAATGAGCCGTGCCTCTTTATAAGACGACGAACACTGTTTCCCCTATAAAAACAGACCCAACACTGAAACTTGTTTTTGTCAAGATTTACAGATAGTTTCTTCTTGTGGTGATTACACTTTGGACAAAAGAATAAAATCTCGTCGCCTGTGTGATAGTGTGCTCCAAGAACTTTCTTAAGGATTGCTACTTTGCTTGACAATTATAAAACCTTATTATTATTTTTTTACACTATAACAAAGAAGAAATAGAAAGTCAAGAGTTTTTTTGATAAAAACCTGCCTTTGCAATTACCCAACTATCTGCCTTGTCAAAAGAGTTGGGTTTTGGATTTCCATGCTTAGTGTATTCTACCATAAACTTTGGCTCGTTGTCAAGCACAAATTGTAAAACAACTGGTTTGGCTTTCTCTCCTTTTGGAACTTTGATTCCGCAGAGTTTTCTTGCAGATGTTGCTGCAATGTAGGTAGGTTCTTTGTGCCACAAAGAATAGCACATCCAACTTACAACTCCGTTGAACCTTGATAGAGTCGATAAAGTCTTTGCAGATGAGAATCCTGAACGGAAAGACTGAAGTGATTGTTCTATTACAATCTGGTCTACTGAGTGTTTCCTAGAAAGATCTTTTAGAAAAGATTTAATAGCTTCAGCTTTTTGAAAGAAATTCTTATTCTTCCTTGTGTCAACTGAAGAAATAAAAATAACTTCTCCTTCTTTATCTAGTAATGTTATGCCTGTGATGCTAGTTGAGATGTCTAATCCTAAAATCATTAAAAGTCCAATTTCATTTTAAATGTGTAAGCTCTTGATTCTGTCTTCTTTACAGGAGTGGCGAGTTTTGCAACTGCAATTAAATTTTTGTGTTCATCGTAAATGCCGATCTTTGAAATGTAAGTAACCTTTTCAAAAGAACCTGAAGTATTTGGGTAGAAAGATTTAACGACATTCGCAATCTCTTTCTCTTTATTTTGATCAAACTTTTTATTTTCTTGCTCGAAAGCGCAATTTCCAAGCTCTGTAGATGCGTCCTGTTGTCCAAACTTTATAAAAGTAGGATTGTTTGAATGATTTAGCTCGCCCTCTGGAGCATGAGCTAACATTGTCATAACTGGAACATAATTAGTTCCTTTACACTCTAACGACCAGGATGAGGATGGACAAAATGATGCTGGAGTGGATGGTGAGGCAAAATCCTTGTTTCCCCAGAACAACCATTTGGGAGCGACATTAACTGTGTCTTCTATGAATTCGTCAGTGTAAGTGTCTATGATATCCCATGAGCCTGTTATGGACACAAAACCTTCATTATAGAGAACAACGCCTGCCACCTTGCCAGCGTTTGCATCATTTGGTAAAGTTTGAATTAACTCTCCGTTCCTTTTCTTGTCTTCCAGAGTGCCAATTAAAGATCCAGTCACATAAAAATTCATCTTGACAGTGCCCTTCTTAATTGAAGATCCATAGAAAATAGCAGGAACGGAAACAAGTTTAACAGCCTGTGTAGACTTATCCCATGTTCCCGTAGCGTTCTCAGAACTATAAGCGTAGTGCGGGCTGTGACCTTTATAAAAATTAAAAACATTTTTTAATGCTTTTACTTTTCTACGAACAGAATCTGAAGCTGGAAAATATTCCGTTACGATAGAAGATGAAAGTGGATAAGACCCACTCATCTTGTCTCCAAAACCGAAAGTGTGAAAAGTCTCTGTTGAAACAGTCTTGAAAGATGTGAGGCTTCCCTGCTTTGTGATGAACGGATAGATTAAGCTAGGATTATCGTTTTCTGGGTCATGTGTTGACTCGTCTCTATTGACATTCATCTCATAAAGACTTATGTTGCCTTGAGGAACGTGAGTGACAGTCTTCGTTGCGCCGTGGGTGTTTTGGGCAAGAATCTCTTTATTATAAAAAGTTTTTGTGTCAGCTATTAAAAAATGAATTCTAGGGTGCGTCTTCAACCTGTTGTTGAAAATGTCATTCTGCTCAAACTTATAAAAAGACATCTAGGCATCCTCGCACAAATTAATAATCAAGGCGAACACGAAGCGTAATGTCGTTTGTTGGATCCTTACGAAGTGGTTCTGATAATTTAGCTACTGCTAAAAGTTCATTTTCTGAAGAGTAGAGACCAACAGTCGTGATGTATGAAACAGGTGCGTCTGTAGATTTATTCTTCACAACAACCTTGCTGTTAGAAAGGTAAGTTGGGTTTGAACTATAGTTGAAGTCGTTATGATTGACTCTACAAAAGTAAATCGTTGAATTTAGTTCAGTTGTGTTGTTAAAGCAGACTTTCAACATTCTTTGTCGAAGTGCATTTGAAAGTTTATCCATGTTCTTTGAAGCATGGTTCATTAGCTGCAAAACGTTGTGGTTATCAGTGTCCATGTTACAATTGGCAGAAGCAAGAATTCCCTTCGAATTTGTGGTAGCGTCATAAGCCATGAAAACTTCTGGAGACAAGGCAACAATGCCTGCCTGATAATAAATCAAACCAACATAAGGAATTTTTGCGGGGGTACTATCCCAGTAGGTGTTCAATCCGTTGGTGCCGACAGACCCGCCTGATGCTGTAACCCTTAAAAGACCGAACTCACCTGCTGGAGAGTTTACTTTATAATTCGTTGCTGCACCTTCGTCTTTTATTGTAATTGTAGAAGTGTGCTGGTCGGTGCCACTTGATGGATTTGCTTCATTGAAGCCGCTACCCGTTCCCAAATGTAACTCAAATGACCCTTTCTTAATCTCGTCTTTTCCTAACAATCTAGCAAAATTGATAAACATAAGAGCATTATAGTTCAGTTCGTCACCTGAATCTGACAGATCGCCATCGATGTCAAATTTTCGAATCGAACCATCGACATTGTGACCAACTAAAACTTGTGCCATTTGGTTATAAATGTTTTTTCTTTTATTAACAAAAGGATGAGAATTGATTGTTCCTAAAGATGTTACCTGATCGTAAGCTGCGCCATCAGATTTTGTTCCAGTCACACCCTTTGTAGCGAAGTCTGCATGGTGACCATGCGTAAGGTCAAAAATGTGATTTGCAGATGAACTCTGATAAGGGTAGTCATAAACTGACTGAAACATCCCGTGCGAATAAGTCTTCACATGTGATGTTGCTGCCGTTGGCTCATCATAGGAGCCTGAGATAATTGATCCTGTGATTGGAATCGATTCGTGAAGTAACGTTCTTGTGCTTGTTACATCATCGTTAATAAATGTCTTAAATGTACTTGCCATTATTTTTTATCCTCTTAAACTGTCTTCATGAACCTAACTGGAATGTCAATGCTTCTACCAGTTGTTGCCCCTGTTACCTTGACAATCGAATCTATGAACTTGTAAGTTTCAGCAACACCATCGCCTTTAGCATCGAAGGTTTTTGAACTTCCAAGTTCATCAAACAAAAATTCAGAAGAGTTAAGATCTAGGGATGCAATAATCTTAAATTGTAGCATTGTTCCTACTGGACCTCGAATTGCATTGGTTTCGTTGAGCGAATCTGGTATGTCCATTTGTTGAATAAATTGAGAATCCGTGTTACTTGAAAGGTAATAGCTTGCAATGTTGTCGTCATCTTTAAATGAAATTGTCGCTTGTTGTGGCTTGGGTGAAGCTGAAACAATTCTACCAAAGCGATCATCAATTTGAATTATATATTGTGTTTCTATAAGATCTGTTTGCAAAGGTCTTTTAAATGAAATCTCTGTTGTGTCTAGCCCTTGGTCAACTCTAATGCTGCCACCTCTCGTGCCCTCGTGACCATCCATGTGTCCCTGTTGCTGACAAAGATTATCGAGCGTGTCTTTATCTACAGAAACGATAAATGATCCGCTTGCCAAGGCAGAATTGTTATTTCTTGCGTTGCCTGCTCTTCCAGTGCTCGCACCTTCGTTTAGTTTTAGAACTGGGAGAAATAAAAGATTGGTCTGAGGAATAGACACTAGTCTATGCTTCATTAAAGAAGTATTATTAGTAAAAGCCTCTAACACTGGTGTCTGCATGATTTCTAAATCATAGTATGCTGAGCCACTGGGGTGAGATTTATTATAAAGATTATAATCAATCTCATCATCGGCAAGTGCAAACTTAACAACTTTGAAAGTTCCATCACCCTTTGCCAATCTCATTCTTCCAGTGTCAGTTAAAACTGCGTCAAGAATGATATCACCTGAATTATCTAAAAATGCCATTTTATTCTATCCTCCGCATTATAATTAGTTTTTATTATAGAAATAACGCCTCAATCATAAAAAAATTATCTTTACTGCCGTGTTGGTAATTTCTCGTGATCGAAAGTAAAATTAAAATCAACTTTTTTTCCTGATGATTTGGAAGTTAACCTAACTTTAAAATTTTGACCCCAAATTTTTGCTTGACCTTGCTGACCCAAATAAATGTTTTGGAGTTCGCTGCCTATTATGGTAGATTTCCGTAAATCACCTAAGCCACTTCGCTCCTCATCGATCTCAGTTTGTAAAACAGCGGGTTTTATGTGAATTAGTCTTTTAACAGGTTTTGTAGGATGCTTTGGTTCAGGATCATTAAACTCAACTGTTCTTATCAAAGGGTAGACGGCACCTGAATCAGAAACTAATTCTACCTCGTAGACAAAAGATGGATAAGAATAGTGATCGTGAATGTCTATTGATTTGAAGCAGTAATAATATTTTTTATTCGGTTTAATTTTATCGTCTAGTGCAACAGATGGATATCGACCTGTGGAAATTTCTCTTATTAAAGATGATTGAAAATCTTGATAATTTTTTGGTTTAGATTCCATTCTATAAACTATGAAACTGCGAGCGGCGTCATCTGATTCAAATCTTACCTTTTCATCTTCTTCGATGTCTTGTGCGATTCTAAGTTTTTCTATCTCTTCTCCCTCTTCTTGTTCTATAGAAATTGGATGAAAATCATAACTACCAACACCAGATGTTAAGAATATTCTAATTTTATCTTGAACACCTCTGAAAGGGATGATTTCTACTTCAGGAGCAACAGGTGGGTTATCCATAATAATAACATGTTTCTGAAAAATTTCAACTTCCATGAGCATCATAGTTGGAACAGATTTCACCACTACAGAGCCGACAACACCTGACGATGGAGGTGTTTGGATTACAGGACCAATTTCTTTAATATCAATTTTATAACGACTACCAATGATCAAATTATAAGAATAAATTTTGTAAGTGTAAGATTTTCCGTATTTAACTTGAGAATCAATAAACATTACTCGTTTTGCCTCTTCAATGTTAGAAAAGTAGAAAGATTGAACTGGTTGTAGGTTTAGATTATCTTGTTGTTCAGAACCAACATGTTTATCTACTTTGTAGAAAACAATTTCATTATAACACTTTGTTCCAGCTAGAATGTCTGAATAATTTCTTACTTTCTCCTGCTTAAGTTTATCAAACCTTCCTTTGGAAATTAATTCCATTAAGTTGTAAAAGAATTCGGACTGTTCGTCTCTAACCGCTGCTTCACCTTGGTTCATAACAATCATGTTTGCAATCTGACTTCTTCTTGTTTCTTTAAAATTTTGGATCCAGTTATCAAAATCGAAAAGTCTTTTTGTTCCAAAAGCAACCTCAGTGTTATAGCCAGAACTGATTTTTGCGAATTTATCTTTATAACGAGGTAAAGTTTGACCTTCAAAGGTTTCCATCGTCGCCAAAGAATTATCGTTCGTTGCTTTAATAACATCTTGCTGAAGTTCTGAGATTAATTCTACTTCCGAAAGAAATGAGGCAACTACACTATTTGATGTGGTCTTAAATTCTAAATCAACAAACATGGGAAAAATCTGTTTATTTTTATTTTTAGACTCAAAAAGAGAAACGTCTTTGTGAGAAAAGATAACATTTTTAAATTTACTTATCTGTGATTGATAAGAGTCGCTTTCAGACCACTCGAAAGCCTCTAGAACCCATTTATTAAAATATTGACCTACTGGTCTTATTCTCTGCTCCTTTTTTGAATCCAAACCTCTACTGTAGAAAATTCCATTTACTGAACGTTGGTTAATTCTTCCATCTAAAGTCAAGATCCTTCTAAGGTCAGTTCTCTCAAATGTGTTCTGTGATTCATAAAAGGCATAAAAATTTGGCAATGCCTCTTCACTAAACCTTCCATGATGAGTTTCATAGTTTTCTTGATAATAATTGTAATCTGACTTTATTTTCGCATAAAGATGAGGACTAAGCGAACTTTCTGTTATCTCCTTTTCTTCCACTAAAGTGTCGAACACACAACAATGATCAGAAAATACTTGTTTCGAAAAATCACCCTCCATCAATCTTAAGATTTTTTCTACATTAGAAGGGTCTTCTTCCATAAAGTAAAAGTGCTCTTCTATCGAAAGATTACCGTTTGTGTCTATGGTTTCTTTAGATAATTCTCTGTCTTTTAAAAATTCAACAAATGTTCCAGAACCTTCAGTGTTTATTGGATAATAAATGTGACCAGCGAGGTCGAGCTTAGTTGTCCAAAATGCTCCAGATAGTTCACGAATCGGGTCTTTAACAACCTCAGTTTGATTAATGTTTTGTGCGTTATCTTTTTCAACAACAAAAAGAGGAAAGCCAAAGTTTGTTTCTTCGAGCGTGTTTGTTGATGCTCGAAGTTCATCTCTTTCTATTTTTCTAGAGTTTGAGGGATCTCTCCTTTCCCTAATTCTTCTAACTCTTTCAATTTTTTCTATAACTTCAACTGGTCGCATGTAATAACCTCTCTTACAACATAAATAGAATTAACTTAATAATTGCTATCAGAATTAGTAATCACTAAACATGCCACGAACGGCACCAAAGATGCTCGTGGCGGCTTCTCCTGCGTCGTTGAGTGGCTCTTGTCGTCTTTCCCTTTCTGCTCTTCGTTCTTCTCTTCGTCTTTCCGCTTCTGCTTCATCTAGCCTTCTCAAATGTTCTAACTCCGCCATTTCCCTCAACCACTCACGATAAGAAGCCATTATACCTTCTGAACTGGGTCTGGTAATTCCATATTGTTGAGTAATGTTGCCCATTTCTATGAGCACACTCATGAGTCTTCCTCTCCTGCCTCGGTTTTCATTAAATAAAGCGTTCCTTTCTTCGGTAGCCATGTCAGCCTCAAGCATGCCAGACCAGCCTCTGGCATTTTGAATAATGTCTGTAAGTTCATCAATCCGAGATTGGACCAGATCAACCTCTCTTCGTAGCTGTCTTTCTAGTTTATAAAGCTCGTCAAACCTTTTCTGTGCATCTGCTTTAGACATGAGCATTTGAGCCGTGTCGATAGCTGCTTGCTCTCTTGCTTGCTCTTGTCTGGCAAAATCGACTCCTTGTGTCAGAACCAATTCTTGCTCTTCTGCCCTTCTTAGCTCGTCTTCAAGCCTATCTATTACAACTTCTCCCTCGTTCTTTGCTGGAGGTCTAATAATAAAATAAGAATCGTAAATTGGTAATTCTAAGTTTTCATGAACCTTTACGCCTAACTCTTTTATTGTAGATTTCTTTAATCTACACAACATTTCCTCTCCCCTAGAAGATAAGAATTTAGATGCCGTTAGAGGCTTCCAAATAGGTTCTTTGATCATTTTAAAGTTTTTTCTCATTCTGCTGTTCTCGAAATAAAGATTATCATCTCCGAATCCGCTTAAATATTCTACAGACATAAGAAAGTTAAAGTTTATTCTGAACTTCGAAGGAGAAGGCGGCACATCTGCATCTACAAACCTAACCTTAGATGCATCAGACTCAAATAAAAAGAGAGACTGAATCTGTAATGGTAAGTTTTTAAAGTTTTTCTTTAATTCCTTTGGTAGAACTGAAAACTGCTTGAACCTTTGAATGGGATGCACGGGTTGTTCGTAGTCATTAAAATTTAGTTTTTGATCAATTCCTTTTACAATCGATTCTTTGAATATTCTTGTGAATTTACTTTGACCGTATTCATGTGGTTTTGAAACTGGTGGATCTTTTCTAATGTCTGTTATTTTTGTGGTTGTAAATGTTGATCGCTGTGAACTGGACAACTCTTCTTCTGGTGTTAAGTCTTCCTTTTCTAGCATCTTTACAATTCCATTTTCAATATACCAGCCGTTTAGCGCATCGATTGGCGACTGTCGAATGTTTCTATTTGTGATAACACAAGTTGGAACCTTTTCAACCTTTCTTTCCCCTATTTCACTATTTATCAATAACGCCTCTTCGGACTCTTCGTAAAATGAAACACCCATTTGAGAAAAATAATCCCTCTCTCCTTCGTTGGATGATAAAATAGCCTCTTCACTCTGAAGGGTTCTTTCTTCTGAAGAATTTACTTCAAGTTCAATTGGTTCTGAAGTCTCATTGCCCAATAAAATAAATGATGGTGTCAGGTAAGAAGAATTTATTCCTCGAATATCTATAGCCTCTTCCTGTGCGATAGAACCATCTGAAGGAGGATTAAATGATGGGTTTGGAGATGAGTAAAATCTATCTATTTCAGACTGGACCCTCTGCTGCCAAACTGACGAATCTACAACTCTTAAACCGATCTTAGATTCTTGTCCTGAAAAGCCTAAACTTCTTGAAACTTCTCTAACTCTTTCTTGCAAATCATTTTCAACGCTTGTGGGATCCCTGAGTTCTTGCAAGATATCTGCTGCTCTTTCGTCCGTGGGGTTCACCAAGAACTCTAGACCCTTGCCTTTATCTACATTAGAGTCAAAAGTGTGATTAGTAAAAAACTTCGAATCTTTTATAGAAAACCTCTCTGATGACGAGATCTTCCCAGATTTGCGAGACGGTTCAAAATAAGTTGACTCATCGTTAGTTACCCTCTCTAGCTTAGAAATTATAGAATCCATAGATTTAACTAATTGATCTGCATAAGCAGGAGATCTATAAATTGCCGACATTGACATAAAAATCTCTGAATCTGGTGGAATGGCAAGCATTGACAATATAGTAACATAAGACCTAAAAACTTTTAATATTTTTTGTCTTTCTTCTTCCGAAAAAGCGAAGTTTCTAACGTAAGTGTTTGTAACAACATCATAAGCATAATCTTTAACTGGGACCGCTTGATTCATTTTTTCTAAAATTTCAATTAATCCAGAACGTGCTTCAAAAATAGTATTCTTTATTTCAATTAAAAACTTTCTTGTTCCATCGATAACATTAACTTCAACACCGTATTGATATAATCCGTCTGTTATTGTTTTCATAGATTTATCATTTGCTGTAAAATATCTAATAGAAGAATAATAATTTTCATCTGTAGAAATTAAAGATTCACGAATAGATGCGTGCTCTCCGTCAATCCTCTTAAATCCTCCAGATGTTTCTCCAGACATGACTAGCGCCTCACGTTTTTTATTATTGTCAAAATTTGTGTAACCTTTCACTTGACTTCCAAGTTTATTTTGAACGTTTGTCGGTCTAACCCTTTTTCTTAAAAGTTTTATTGATTGAACTTTACAGTGTGACAAAAGTTCTCTTTGCATTATTTCTGGCATTCTATCCAACAATTTACCGAATGCTCCCTTTGCTCTTATCATCTCCTTCAAATCAATTGCAAACATTAATTTTGCTTCGCCATCTAAACTTCTAGAAAGCCAAATTTCAGAATAAAAATCTTTTTTTAGATTTTCAATAGAAGAGCGATTACCTGGACTTATTTCTTCCTGTAAGTTGTGAAAGATAGAATCATCTATTTCGAACTTTTCAAATGAGGTAAATGTTCGAAAATCTTGAATTTTATTATTGCTGACAACTCTGGAAATTAAAGGTTCTGAAGACTCATCATCATGCGTAGCGCCTGTCATAAAAGTCCCTTCTTCTGGCATTCTATGCCGTGGACCATTCCAAACTTGCCCAGTTCTCTCTAAAAGGTAGATTGTTGATAGACCAAGTTTCCCATCTTCTAAAACAGTTTCTGTAGATTTTTTTAAATTGCCTTCTAGGTTGATAGAATTATTTAATTCTGTTCCAAATTTACGATTGATACTATCAATGTCTAATTGAGATGAGATCTTATAAGAAAGATGCATTGGACAATAGTTATAATTAAAACTTCTTGAAAATCTGTAATAATTAAGCATTCTACCATTTTCGTTAACTTCTCTAACTCGTGAAAATCTACTAGAATAAGAAGTAAGATCTCTAGAATTAGAAATTTCATGATCTAGGTCCGATAAAGAAAATTGCTTTTCAAGCATTTGACCATCTCTATTTTCAACCAACGTCAACCTTATTGATGAAAGAAAGTCTATCTGATCAAACCATTTTGAAATCTGATCACTTTCTACGACGTCATAGACTGAAAAATTTAATGTAACCTTTAAGCCATCTTTATTATCTGCGCTCTTCCTGGTTTCCAGTGTTATTTCATCTATAGAAACATCTGGAAGTAGCATTCCTATTAATTCTTTTTCTTTTATAGCCATCAGCAATCATCTCCAAAAGGTGGTTCTGCGGTAGAATCATAAATATCTTCTCTTCTACCAATTTCACCTGATTCGTCGCACTCGACTACAACATAAGATCTCCTGCTATAGTCTGTTCTGTAGCCAAGTTTGCACAGTAAATTTTTATCTATTTCTTCGTCCACATCTATGTCAAAATAGTGCTCGACATATGTCGAGTCTATGCTATCTTCAGAGTAAATTTCCACTTCATTATCATCAAGTAAAATTCCATCTCTGATGTTACTAGACTTTTTTAGAAATGAAAGAGGATTTAATTTTTCAATGCTTTTGCCGTTTATTACTTCAGTTTCAACTTTAAAAATTTCAATTTCATAATTTTCTTTTAAAACATCTGTGTTAAATTCGTCTACATCTAAGATAAGATGCTCTGGAGAAATTTCTACAATAGAGCCGTCTTGTGTAACCCTTGACATAAGTGCTGATGATCCTGGGTGACCACCTTCTCCGAGATCTCCAACACTTCTAAAAGTTCCATAATCAATGCTCTCACCTGCTTTTCCTAAATAAAGTTTATACATTATGTTTTCTACATTTAACTGAGGAATTGCAAGTGTCGGTTGTTCACCCTGAGTTATCAAATTTTGACTTTCAAATTCTTTTCCGTAAATGCTTATCTGCCAAGATGGTGAATAATTCGAAGATAGTGAAGATTTTCCAAGAGGTGCTGACATAGCGTAGTGTTTTTCTGGATCTTGTTGTAGTGCCTCTCTTAAGCCTAATTTTCCTTCTCTTACTAACTCTACTTGTTCATGAACGTTATCTTCTGCACTAGAAAAATTTACTTGAGTTTTTGTTACTGGTGTTTCTTCTAGAATTCTTGTTTCTGCATAATTTTGATTTTCTACGGTGTCCGAAGTGTATTGCCAATCATAAATTATGTCATCATCAAAAAAAGCATAATAAGAAGGTTTAAATTTTCCTTTTGATAAAAGATGTTTTCCAAATTGAGTTAGCTTAATTTCAATTACTTCTTCTTTTTTATCCTTAAATGACATTTACTCAGCCTCCTCTGGTAATTTCTTCTTGTAAAGTTCCATAGGATTGATTTCAAATTCTGCACCTGCTTCAATTTTTACCATTTCTACTAAACTAAAATAGTCGTAAGGATAATTATAACTATATTGAGGTTCTTCTACACCAGCAGTAGTTTCAAAATCAAATCTTTGATCCTGAATTGAGTCATTCAATAGAGTTTCATAATCCATGCATGCAGTCTTTTTAACCTTAAACACCATCCATCTAACATCTTGTGTTATTTTTCTGCCTTCAAAAAATTCCCAGGGAGCAAGATCATGAATAACTTCATTACTATCTTTCCTTGAAGTCAAAGCTATTTTAGGCTGAAGACCTTGCCAAATGTTTGATAAATCTTCTTGATCTAAAGTTTCTTCAAATTCGAAAAAGTAAATAACAAAAGGTTTTGAATCTGAACGGAACTTCATAAAATCGTAACGAGGAGGAAGATTATATTTTTTCATCATCTTGCTCATTCTAGTTATAGTTGTTTCTTCAATGTCTGATTCTAAACCATAATCTTGAGCCGAGACTGCTGGCAGACCATTCTCAACATTAGAGACTTGCTTAATAAATTTTTCTGGTGTTATTGAAAAGAAGTTCCTATCGTCTACTCTTATTGTTTCTTCTAGTGGTGAATCTACAAAAGGAATCATAACAACGGCTTCAGAAATTGTTCTTTCTTGTGCTATTCTCCCCACTTGTTCCTTGAAAGATTTAAACCCACACACGTCTATAAGAGAGCCAATTCTCTCACCCTCAGAAACAGATGTGAAACTTTCTTCCAAAGAGATAAAAATTCCTTCGCCATCTCTAGGAATCTCTCCATAAGAACTCCAAATTCCCTGACCAGACTTATGTGCTGTTACGCCCTGCTCTCTATAGAAAGAAGAGTAGGTAAATTCTTCTATCTTTCGCTCTTGCACGGCAACGTCGGTGCCCTTAAGATCTCTTACGTGTGCGAAATTTAAGACTGGACATTCGAATTTAGTAGAAATGCACCAAGAATTATAACTGGTGTCTGCTGCGTCTTGCGCAGACATCGGTTTCTTTTTTTCTACTCCGTCTTCTTCTAATTTAGTTGAACTAAGATCAAAACTCACTTGCCTTGTTCTTCTTTTACCAAGTAATTCAAGGCAAGATTCAACCTTCATTCTTGATTTCCAAGCTGGTTGGTTTCTATAATCTGATACTCTGACTCCTTCTCTCACCATGACGGGAAGTTCAAAGCCAGGAAAATCTCGAAAACCATCCTCGGGCTCATCGTCAGGGGTCAATGGGGTAATAATAGTCTCAACAATTTGTGATCTGCTTCTAAAATAATCATTATGCTCCCTTGAAACGTCTTCTGTAGTAATTTTAGACAAAATCTCATTCAAAGTGTAAACCCTACTTTCCTCTGCTCTGAAAGCAAGTCTTGTAACTCCCTTTCCATATAAGTAAGGAGGGGCATAAGCAGCCTGCGAAGGAGGTGCAGTTAAATCCTCGATTCCTTCAATGGTGGTCACATCATAATCTCTAAGTTCTTTCCATTTCATAGCTGGACCAAAATATTTTGTTGGAATTTCACCACCTGAAGTAGTTGCAATTTCAAAACCTTTAGATTTAGAGATTGCAACGTCCATGTAATATGTTACTCCCGCTGTCATTTGCTTAAATTCAATTTCTGGTCTAGATGTCAACGTTGTAAGTTTACTATTCTGTAAAAAGAATTTAGGAACCTCTGCTACAAAATTGTTTATTGCATTATCATATCTAATGTCAGACCTTGAATCTGATAACCACTCAAAATTTGGATAAACATAATCTCTTAGGTTTCTCAGCCTGGAGGAGGGATCTTGGTCTCCTTTCTGATGACGGATTTCATAATATTCTGGAGTCATTAAGAAGAACTTATTACAATAAGATTCATCTGCTTCTGTTTCATACCTGTGAGGATCTGAGAAAATAAGTTGACCAGAAATTGGATCAGAAGCTGCTGTTGAGACAAATAGGGATTGCTGTGTTGAGCCAGTCCCTTGATCGTCTCGATCCGAAATTACAAAGCGGGTGTTGACGTCTGTAACGTTATCAGGATTAGGGTAACCATCAGAAGTAAAAAATGGCTTTACCCCCAAACTATTTGGAGAAGAATAATTTTGTGATCCTAGTATTGTAACCCTATCACCGCTTACTTGAAACTCTCCTCCTGCAATTCCCGAAATAACCCTTCTCGAAGCAAGCAAAGTGGCGACACTTCCAGTCGAACCTTCGAAGCGTCCGAAGCCCGAATGACGACCTGAAAAATGATCTAATCTTTCTTGAATATTCGTGTTATGTGGAAGAATTTCTCCTGCTTCGGTTTCTCGAACACAATGAAACTGTTTCCACGTTAGTGAAGCATTGCTTGCGATGTGGTTCACTTTCAAAAACTGCTTTGGCATGCCGTCATCACCAAAAGTTTCAATAGTTTCTTCAATTGGACCAGTTGCTATAAGTCTAATAACCCAAGTTCCATTATTTTGTTTTCCTATTATCTGATCGGTGCAACCCCATTCCAATTCAGACAAAGTAGAGAGCAAGCCACCTTCTGGGGTAGAAATTCTAGTCGGACTGTAACGGACGCCGAAAAGTTCTGGGTTAAGTGTTGGAAACCAATAGCTTATTGGTTCAAGCGGTTCAAAACGAACGGGGTTTTCATATTGATGAGTGGGTGTCCAACCAGGAATCGCAATTACGGAAAAATCTTCTCTTTCGTTTATTGCCTTACATAATCTTATAGCAATTAATTCGTTGAGATAATCTATGGTGATTTCACCATCTGAAATCTGGTTTGCCAATATTGTGTTTCCTTGAGAACCATCTAAAGGAACCGAATCTATGGTGAAATTTTTTGGTGCCAACATAAATTCTCGAACGTCAACATCCCAGTCAGTGTCTTCAAACCCAGGTCTTTGTGTTGTGCCTATTGAAATTTTATTTTTCTTGAGATAGTATCCGTCTCCGCTAGGATCAGACTCTACTGTCTCAAAAGTTAAAATAGTGCCTTCACAATCCCATCCATTTAATTCCAAACTCAAATTTTTAAACTTAGTTTTTGATTCAGCGGGCTCAGCCATCGAAAGAAATTTTGTTGGATTTATAAGCGCCTCAAAAGGCAATCTTGTTGTGGGCTCGGTAACTGTCACAAAACCATACATTGAATGGCTCGGCATGTTCAGGTTGCCAAGGACCCCAGGCTGATGGGCATTTAGTAGCGAATAGAGTGGTCCGCTGTCCATGGATTCAGTAAGTTCAAAAAGTGCCTCATCCAAATTTTCTCTGCTCTGCCTGGGACAATACCAATGTGGAGCAGGTGTTTTAAAAGTTCTTTCAACATTTTCAGATGTAGTATAAGAGGACGACACAGCCGATTGCTCTAAACCATAAGTGTCTGTAAACGATGCCCAGTCACATGCAATTCCAGCCTTTATTGAATTATATAAAATTCCTGGTGCGAAAAAATGCTGTAGTGCAGCTTGAATAGCTTGCTCATTGTGAAAAACGGCTTCTTCTGGTTGTGGCTTAATAGACTTTTTAGCTTTTTCTGTAAATAATTTAGCTATTTGAACTGTTCTATCTTGTGGATAAAAACCATCATAAGGTAATAATTTCTTAATAGCATTTACCTTTAGCCTTACACGTTCTTCGACTTTAACACCTAAAGATTCTTGATCTCTAGTCACTTTTTCGATGAATTTTATGTTATCTGAGTGAACATAAGAATTGAAAAATTCATCATCCCAAGATTCACACTCTGTTATTTCCTCATGATAAGCAACGCCGAGACGATGCCACATTTGAAGATGTTCGTTGACCAATGAGCCCGATCCTGTTCCTCTGGACATTTCAGCCACTGACCATCCAAAGGTAGCGTTGGGATCTGTTATGGCAATGCCAGTGTCATCGATATCTAATTTTCTAAATCTTTCTGGTATTGTAGATGACAATTTCCAATCATCAAGGTTACTGGGTGGGAGAAATTTATCAGTCTCGATGTCATTTAACAAATTGCTAGGCTTGCCATTATTATAAAGCACTCCAATGCTATCCTTTGTCATAAAACCACTCCAAACCGACAATTCATCTAAAAGACCAGAAAATCTAAATCTCTTTGTCTCTTCAGATTGATTTGTTTCTAATGCAACAACAGGATTTGAATTGCCAAGCACAAGTGATTTGTTGAAGGAAGACGCTGCAAAGCCTACATATTCAATGCCCAAATTGTCAGTCCCATGTGGTTGAACAGTTGAATGCGGTTTACCAACAGAAGCTGGGGAATAGGCATTTGCTACATGTGTAGCACCGACTGCTAAAGCATAAGGGTGAGCACCGTAAAGCTCTTCGCCATTCAACCACAATTTAATCAGAGTTGTCTGATTTGGGGTGTTATTAAAGACATCCTTGTTAGACACGAGTTGAAAAACAATATGATTAAATTGACCTTCCTTAAGAAAAGCGGGTTTTCCATCTCCACGAAAAAATGTAATTACATCTGTACCCCGAAAATCGTGAGAGCCGTAGGAATCTACTATTTCTGGTAGTCTAGGAGTGTCACTAAAAACCACAGTTAATCCTGAATTTCCAAGACTGTCTGTAAACTTATTTTTGACTCCTTCAAATTTTACCTTTTCAAGAACAGACATAGAAGCGGTGGCACTGCTGCTGAGTTGTAACCCTAAGCAACTAAATAACCCACTTGTTTCTCTCTCTGGATTTGGTTGAGCCCACACTGAAAGATTGAAGGGCACTCCAAAGCCCGCAGGAAAAATTCGATTACTTTGGCTAGCTCCAGTAGATGGATCACGGAAAGCAACTTTATTGAAGGAAGCCACTAAATAATCATTTTCATTTTCTATGTTAAATTGTGCTGCTGCATTGATTCCTTTCTGGTGTGGAACTCTGGCTGGCGAGACGAATGGAAAAGGTTCATCAATTATGACATCAGTGTTAACACTGTTATCTATTGTGAATGTGCCACCAGCATAAAGTGGATTTATTGATTGGTCTTGTCCTCTGACAACACCATCTGGTCGATTATTATTTCTAATAAAATAACTCTCTAAGGCTTCTTGGGCTGAAGTTGGATAAACAATTTTACGAGTACTTTCAATGTCATCTGCGGTTTGCCCTGGAAACAAATTAATCGCATAAGTTCTAACTTTAGTTATATCTTTCTTTGAACTAAACTGAGTGTGTGTTTTCCCTTCATGACGATTTGAGTCGTAGCTTGCACCATCGAGAGACAAAAAGCTATAGTTTTTTTGCCTATAATTGACAGTTCCATCTAACAAATATTTATCCATGTGTTGTGAAACTCTAAATTCTGATAAAATTCCATAATTTTGCCCAATGCTTCTAAGTTCTTCTCCATAATGGTCGTAATCGTCATAAGCTGGAACCAATTGAGATTGATCAATAATTTTTCTTGGAAACCATTGTTTTTCCTGACCATCGGTGTGCTCACGGGGTAAATAAAAAAGTTGAGCCCTTGGTTGAGTCCGCAATCTTTCATTTCTTATTACCGAAGAGTTATAAAATGGAGCTATTGAAGAGCTAGAGTCAAACAATTTTTCCTGACCCCAATCACGAACATCTACACTGGCTTCGGCAGATACGGCATTGCGAATTTTGTTCAGAATCTTGGATTGGTAAAAATTTATTCCTCCATAGTTTAATTCACCAATAACCTCATAACCTCTTGTGGTAAGTCCATCATTTTGTTGATATTGGTAGTAATCCATAACAAATGAAGATTCGTGTAATCTGCCATTGGCTTTTGAAGCCAAAACAAGTTTTTCAAACCCAAGTTTACTTTTTTGCCAAGCTGGTGTCATTCTATCCAACAGCAAAGAATCCCAAAATTCTTCATAACCATCAAATTTAGATCTTTCTCTTACCTTATTCAAGCCCACGTTTCTGTGCTTTGGATAGATAATTTCTTTATAGAAAAAACTAGTGTAGTAAGGTGTTTGCTCTAAGGGAAAATTACCTGATAGAAGATTGTTAATCTCATCGTAGAACTGATTAGAGTTTTTAACAACTTCAACTCTTGCTGCCAAATTTGGATTTGCAAAGAATTCTAAACCGTTAGAATAAGCATGCCTAGCCAAGATTGTTGGTGGTGTTGATTCTTCCATGTCAAAATCAATAGCAATTTGTAAGTCTCTAGAGTTTCTCAAAATTCTATGAGTCATCGGCTTATTCCAAGCCGCTATTGGTTCCCTATAGTTTGACGAAGATTGCTCATCGCCATCAATAACAGAGATAACATTTTCTTTTCTACCCTCAACTGGTTCATTGCGTTCTGAACCTCTTATGAATCTCCAACCAGAACCTTGATAGTCTGCATAAGATTCTTGATCAGAAGTTGCATCATAGCCTTCTGAGATCACAAAATCATTATAATAGTCGCTAAATCTCAGAGGAACCTTTGAACCACAAACATCATTTATAGATGTTTCATATTGAGATGGATCTACAGAAGATGTTACAAAATGATATTGTAAATCAGACCTTGGAATTTGATGACCGACATAAGCATTATCGAAAGTAGACTTGCAAACATAGGATTCCCCTGATGGTCCTGAGTTGACTAATCGAACATCATAAAGTCTATTTCTATTATTCTTCTGATATGCTGCAATACCTGGCAGTGCAAGGTCTTGCCTATAGCCCTGCGAACCTTCGTAGAGACCACTGTGTTGGGCGAGCCAATAATGAAGATGAGACCTAACATTAAAGTTTCTAAAATTCATAGAATTGTAAGGACTAAATTCAGCAGCCTCATGATCCATAAATCCAAGACCCATTGTCAATGGATCGCCTGGGGCAGAGAATCTTTCTACGAAAATGTTTTCAGTTCTGCCGAAGTCATAATTATTTGCCCTTGTTCTGTCTGGAAGCGTGTAGTCTGAAAGACCAGTAATAACAGTTGATGCTCTTTTATTAGCTACCTGATTTCCTTCATCTTTTACAAACCATCGATTATTTTTTGATCTACCAGATGTTTGAATTACATCATAGTCATGAGTGTAATTGCCGAGAGGTTTTTCGTTTGCGTTTACCCTATCGTGAATTATAACTGTTTTAATGTTTTTTATATTTAATGGTCTTTTTGCAACCTCTTCTCTTAGAAATCTTGCAGATGCATTATTCACATCTATATCTTTAGGATGTTTTAATTCATTACCTGATTTTAAAAACAATTCTGGTCTATTTGGATCCGCACCATAATAAGTTGATAAAACAACATGCCTGTGTTGATTACCCCCTACCCATTGTGATGTAAATGGACCCTGCATTGGAATTTCAGCATCATCACCATAAGAATCATTATGTAAATTTTTCAAGTCGGCAGTGGCAGTGTCTATTGATTCTCCAAATCTAGGATAAATGAATGATCCATCTAGAGACTCTGTTTTAGAGCCATCTTTCAAAGTAATTGTGCTAGACCTCTTGAATTTCTTAAAAAATTCTGTGTTTATTTGAGATTCTCTTGAGCACTCTCTTGGGTTGATGTCAAGTGATGTTATTTCAACTGATTTGCCCATTGGCGTTGAAGACCTAACAAAATCATTAGGATCTTTCGTTGTTTCGCTGTAATTTACACCACCATGAATAGTTGGAGACTTTGTAACATTCAACCTGTAAGGCTTTGAAAGCCTCCTCGTTGCATAGACTCGACCCTCATAAAAAGTTGTAGAACTAGAATCATAGAGTGTTGGATCAGATTCCTCGACAAGACCAAGCCCACGGTCTACTAATTTTGTTTGCCCCTTTATCTCTCTGGTTTCTACACTTCTTATTTTCTCTCTGTCTGCATCAACATTTGCATCGCCAGAAGTAACAGTTGTTCCAGTTCTCTCTGCCCTATCTTTTTCCCACAGGCACTTATCTTCTCCCGCAAGGGGTGCTCGACCTAAGTCGTAATTATAGAGCATTTCGTTTATGCCACGAACGTTTGCTTCGATAGGTTGATCTTCCATTTCAAGCGTTGGAAACTTTGTCCAGTATTTGTTTCTCTCAAGAACATGAGACTCAATCATTGTTCTAAGTTCAGAAGAGAAGTTGCTTGAAACTGGAATTAATTGTTCCAACATCATGCCTATAGAGTTGTCAATCCACTTGTAATAGTCTACGTATTTTTCTAGACTAGGAACATTTTTTACACGTTCAAAAAACATCTGTCTAAACTTTTCTAAAGACTTGTAGTCCATTCTATAGCGGTTGATTGGCTGACCTATCAAATCATTAAATTCTACAATAGTTGCAAAAAGGTTTACAATCTGATCGTTGATAATTTGATACATGCTCTTTTCTGCTGCGAAGAAGTGAGTTATCGGTCTAGAGTCTCTTGTAAATTTATCATCATCTTGAGTTCTTATTTCCACAAGTTCTTCTGAGTTGATGACTTCTGGTGGTCTATGTTTAGCCGAATAAATAAATTCTCTATTCGTTACTTGATCGTCATTTGCTTGAAAGTGTCTACCCCTACCTGTTACCTGTTTTCTTACAAGTTCTGTAAACCATCCATATCTTGAATCTGATGCTGCAAAGCCTTCAGAAAGATCTTCTACTGTAAAATTACCGCTGGCATCGGATGTTGCAACTCCGTTAAAGTCCCAGTGCATGGCTAGTGTGTCTTTTCTTGGAACTCTAATGTCTGCTGTTCCACCGCTGCTTAGATTTGCTACAAACGAATAGGCATCATCATTTGGGTGTAATCGACCAAAATTACTACCATCAGAGGCGTGTGCTTTAATTTCTTCATTAGATAAATAATCATACCAAAACAGTGTTGACGAAATTTTTAAATTAGTTTTTCGATTAACATTAGGTTCCGAAGGATCATAATTTTGTTTTGATGCACCTATTGAGATAAACTTCTTTTTTTCTACCTCTGTTCTAGCAGCAGTAGATGTTATGATTTGTGTCTTAGTAAATTCGTGCTCTACAGAATCAGACAACGTGCTAACACCATAGAATTCTAATTCATAATCAGTAGTAGCTCCGCCGTGAATTTTATCACCAAATTCTTTTACTGGAGATAATTTAACTGCAAGATTCCACTTTGAATTATCATAGACAGACTTATAGACATCTGACTTTAGTAGATAATTTACTCCCCCAAAATTAAGAGAGGCTACAAACTTTACATTGTCTGAATAATCTTGCTCCTTCTCTATGTAGATGTCAACAATCGGTGGATTAGAATTTTGATAAACAGAATCTCCAGTCTGAGTTGGATCAGCTTCTGCAACAACTAAAATCTGTTCTTCTGATTGAATAGGAGTAGTAAAAGCTGGATGACCATTGTCTGCTTTCTTTGGAATAATAAATTCAGTTTCTACGGTAAAAGAAATCAAATTGCTATTTGCATTTGAAGGTGCGTCAATGTAAGATGATGTTTCTGTTCTTGCTGCATCATTTTGACAATAAACAGTTGCAGAGTCTCTAGTCAGGCTATTAAAGTCTACAAAATTCTTCTTTATCGCTGTAGTTCTTCTAGTGTCTTCAAGTGTGTAGTCTGAATTGTCTGCGTAGAGATTTATTTTTACCAACTCATCATCAATGCCGAAACATCTGATTAGGTTTCTAAACGACTTTTCCGTTCCTTTTGATTTAAAGATGAACGAGATGTTATTGTAAATATTTTGATAAATAGTATTTTTTATATCATGAATCTTTTCGTTAAAAAGATCTTGCTCGCCTCTGGATAAAATCTCCTCAATGGCATTAGCTTCCGAGAATAAGTCTGGAACTATAATTCCTCTTGACTGTAATGAATCTCTTATTAAAGCGTAAGGCTTATCATTCTCTTCTTTTAGTGAGTAATATTTAACTTCTCCAATGTCTGTAATCTCTTTTATCTGTTGATGCGTTTCATCAAAGTAGCTACTTAAAACTTGAGTAAACTTTTGCAAGTTGTTGCCAGTTTTTTCGTCCTCATCGATGATCCAAGCGGGTAAAGTGTTAAAGATTGAAGAATTATTAATATAGTCATGAGCACGCCCAAGTGTTTCATAAGACGAAAGAGTTGACGCTAAAGAAGGGTGTGTGGAATAAATTATCGGATCTTTAGTTTCCAAATCATCGAAGAGACCGTATTCATCAAGAGCAGAAGTTAATTTTCTAACTTCCAAACTGTAGCTTGAGATTGTTCCATTTGAAATTCTTCCAGAATAGTCTAAAACAATTGAATCAATCGATTCGTTTCCGACAATACCTTCATTGAATTTAAGATAGACGCCTAAGTCTACCTTATTGTTTTCTTTGCTATATTTCTCGTTATCAGTGTTGGTCCCTCCATCTACATTTGTAAACCAATAGCGACCGATTTGTTCTTCTGTTCTTCTTTGCTTCCAGAATCTAAACTCATCAACATAAAGACCGTTAACCGTGTTTGTTCCAGATGCGGTGCCATTTATGTTCAAATAGGTCTCAGCCTGAGAGATAGAATCAACATTCGTGCCTGCTTTTATAAGACCAATCCTTGTTCCATTTTTGTAAATTTCTACTTGAACATCATTTCCAAAATTTATAAAGGATAAAGCATAGTGTGCCCAAGAGGTTCCTAAGAAATTAGAGATTGTAACCTGACCATCGGCTCCAGATAGACCTGTAGATGTGTCATCAGTGTAAGTAAGAGACAGAACAGAGGAAGTAGTGTTATAAGCAACCTGAATCCTATTACCCGACTCATTACCTGCAACAAACGGATAGACGTCTCCAGAGACCGATCCTTCTAGTTTTGCCCAAAACTCAACTGTGTTACCTAAAGTTCCATTGATGTGAACATTTGCTGTTCTGTAAATTTCTGGATCCCAGATGTTTGCATTTCCCTCTTTATGCGGATACTGTTTTGATAGTTCTTCTTTATCATTTACAGCTACAGAGGGGTCTCTGTTTGGTCCACCCTTCACATAAATAGATTGACCTGTTCCTAGTTTTACATGACCAACGGTCTTTGGATAGACATTATCAAAAATCCACTTGTCCAAGCCAGAGGACTCATTATGCCATTTTGTTTTTTCTAGCAAAGAGCCATCATAGGGATAGGTTTGATAAATTCTTCTAAATGAATCTTGATAGTAGCGCTCTGCCGAACCATACCTTGCAAAGTTTTCTGGTTTTGAATAATCTATGTGAGAGACAAAAGACTTTCTCTCTTTTACCTTTTCTGAAATCAGAGCACTAGATTCGACATTCTTTTCTATCTCTTCTTGCTTAGACTTAGTGATTACCTTATTGTTTTTTCTTTTATTAAATAAGTCTTTTACGCTCATCAATCCACCCTAAACTTAAAAACTTCATCCTGCTCTTTTAACTCCCCGTTAATAGAGAGCATAAATTTAATTCCATACATGTAGCCAGACTCAAGATTGGACATGTCAAAATCAAAGTAGCTGCCAGATGCGTCATAAGATAATAGAGTGTGCTCTTTGTTCAAAGAAGAAGCAGAGGTTCCATTTCCATAGTCAACAACAACAGCATCATCTACAAGGCGAACAATCTTATAATAAATCTTGTCGATAATTAGATTCTCAATCTCCTTGCTTGCTACCGTATAAATAGTTGGAGACCAATCTTTTGCTCTTGTGTAAACTCTGAATTTTGGCTTCTCAGTTCTTAGATAAGAAGGTTTCATGTTTGTTACATCTAAAACGTATTCTGTGTTTCCAGAATCAGTTGAAAAATCTCTTGTTAAAACTTTTATGCTGCCTTCTTTCAAAATGCTCGTTTCTGTAGTGCCTGCATCTGCGGAGATATACCACCTGTCATAAACTTTTGTTAAAGCAGTAGCTTCAGGAACAGTGACTGTTGCAACATAAATTCCAGAACCTGTAGGCGTCTCATCTGCGGTCGCAAATAAGTCTGGTGAAAATGCTGTTGTATAAGTAGAGTCTTGGTAGAGTCTAACCGCAAGAGTGCTGCCTCCAAGTTCCAGACTCTTTCTTACGCCATTGACAGAATTATAAAAATATAGCTTTCTTTGATTATCTGTTGCTGATAACCCAGATGAAGCCTTATAGAAATTTCCTCTGTTATCTTCAATAGCGTCTTGCCTTCTTACTTCAATAACTGGACGTTTAAAAAAGAACTCTGATGATCTTGAAAAGAATTTCTTTGTGTAAAAGTTTGGCGTAGCTGTTCCGCTGTCGTCTGTGTCTGAGGATGGAAACTTTATAAGAAAAGCGTTGATGGGTTCTCCGTTCCATTGCGATTGCACATGTGAAGTTATATCTATTTCCAAATCCTCTGTTCCCAAATCAAAGGACGCTGTTCCTATTGGGTTGAGTGAGCCATCAGGTAAAGCCCCTGGAGTGGTCCAGGTAGTATTATTTCCTTTTCTGTTTATCCAGTTGGCTTCTCCTACATCTTTGTAAGATTCCATGTCCAGACCGTGACCTTCGTGCCAATCCTCATCGATAAGCCAGGCTTCTAGAGAGAAATTCTTTGGCAATGTAAACGGATGAGGTGCGTTAAACAATCTAAGGATAAATTTAGCATCAGTAGGAAAAGTTCCATAATAATCCCAGATGTCTTGAAATTTTGGATAAACAAGTATCCTTGCTTCCTCAAGTTTGTCTGCGGAAGTAGGGTTCGCTTTAGCGGTTTGATTGTAGATGAAAAAAACCTCTAGAGAGTCTGAGAGTCCCATGTTTGCGTCTGTTGCTCTACTTTTAAGATTTTCTTTGTAAGCATTTGTAATCGTTGTGTCTTTTGTTATAAACCATTTTTTAATAGACATTAGACAATGACCCCCTTAATATCAAAGTTCGGAAATTTAATTTCATAAATAACATTCTTTGGCATTTCGATATATCTTCCATCAGGTGACTTTGCCTTTTCAATGTCAAATCTTATTGTAGAATAGTCACGAGAACCATCTGTTCCAACTTTCTGATTTACCTCTACTTCAGTCACATCTATAATCCCATCGACTTCACGAAGTTCTCGATAAATATCTGTGATAAAAAGTGGCTCGCCAATGTCTGGTAGTCTTAGAAAGTGATCTACTAGTCTCTGCTTTGCATCTTCAAGTGTTTCAAATTTTGGTTTTCCCAACTCCCCTATTGCTGTAAAATTTATCTCTACATTTAAAATCTTTGCATCAAAAATGTCTATAGTGTCGTTTATCATTTTATTTTTTTGAATCCAAGTCTTTACATTTTTTTTCAAGACATCATTAGGATTTGCAAGTTCACCAAATGCTCCTTCTGCAATAAGATAAAGATTTAGATTTCTCTTTAAAGAATCATTATCTCTATAAATCCTACATCTCTTAACTGCTCCAAACTTTTGAGGCATTTGATAAATTAAAGATTCATAGTCTTGCTGTGTCACTGCTCTGTTCTGTGCTGCGAATGATCCTTTGATTCTGTGCTTTATTTCATAAGAGTCTGGATAAGCAACATTTCCCACAATAGGTTCTTCATTATCTACTTCTAAAGAATTATTTACGAATGAAAATTTTACAGGATCTAGAGAAATCACATCTTCAAATTCGAAAACGTAATTTACTGCATCCGTTAACTGACCTACTCTACAGTTGACATTATCTTCACTATTTGTTCGATAATCTATTGTTAAAACAGTGTTTGATGGACCTACGCCGAATTTGTCACTTTCAATTAATTTTGTAGGGTCAAATGCTCTATCTTGAATATAATTTCTGCCATGAGTTTCTAAAACTGTAGATTGAGGTTCTGAAATCATATCCTTTGGTAGACTTACATCAGAACTTGCTCCAAAAGTAATTTTTGTTATTCGACCATCTAATTCTGAAATAAACCTTCTTGGCACTACAAAAGGTTTTAAAATCTCCGCTGCTTGATCTCCAGTGTTATAAGAAAGAGTTTGATTTCCCAATGTTTTACTGCGGTTTGTTACGCCTTTATAAATAACATTTTGAGAAAGGTTATCTACTTCATAAAATTCATTACCTTCAGAATCGATTATAGAAATAACTTCAGAGATATCTGGTGCTTCAAGTTCAACTCTTCTAAACTTCACAAAATCGTCAATCTCAACAAATTCTCTTTGTAAATTACCAGAGATAACCTGCCCATAGGCTTTTACTGCATAATAAGTTGGCTTGCCTGTAGACTCATTTACCCTAGCCACTCTGATTTCATTATTTTCTCTTCCAAAATGAACATCTTCATTCAGAATAAAATTAGAACCAGATCTAGATGAAAAAGTCGAACTTCTTTTCAAAATAGGAAGATAATTTAAATCTGGTCCCAACCCTGAAGACAACGCAGGGATCATTATGTAAAACGCTGCTGTTCCAACAGAAGGAGGGCTAGATCTAAATCTATAGCCTAATTGTTTTCCTATTTTTAAAATGTTTTCATATTCGGCTGCGGTTTCAAGAAAAGTTTCATTGGCTTGATAATCAATATAAAATGACAAGATGTCGCCAATGTAGGCAACTGTGTCTATCATTAAAGAACCAAACGAAGCCTCATTAAAATCCCTATAAGTGTTTGGATAATATCTTTTTACATAATTCAGCAAGTCTGCCTTGATGGTGTCAAACTCACGGCTAGTGTAATTTATGGAAACTGTTCTTTTTTTACTCATTTAAATAAATTCCTCGCTCAGGATAAATAGTTTCTGTTATGAATTATCATCCCCAATAGCAAACTCAAGAGAATCCACAACTTCTACAGGAGGAACTTCATAATTTAAAGTGACTTTTATTCCATCGTTAGGAAAGTCTGGATTGAAATCTACTATTTCTATTTGATTTATTATAACAAATGGCAAATAGATCTCTATCTGTTCTCTTATTTTAGATCTAATTTTTTCAAAAGTCATCTCTGTTTTATTTTCAAATAAATAATTTCTCAAACCGACGCCAAAAAATGGATCCATTATTCTTTCCCCAGGTGAAGTAAGAATTAACATTTTTACGTTTTGTGCTATGAGTTCTTGATAATTTTTATTTAAAGCATACCCATCTGCTGGATCTAAAGTGAGTGGTAGCTTTGGTGAAAATCCGTAAGACATTTGTTTTCCTCAAATTAAATAGTCAATAAAATTATTCATCATTGTCAGAATTTGATTCTTGTGAATCTCTTTCCGCTAGCTCTTCACAAATATCTCTTCTTTCTAGACCTTCTACATTAGGCTGTTCCTTGCTTCCTTTTTTATTTAAATTTCCCAAGCCAAGCGCATTGTAAGCAGCGTTAAGTGGGTTTGGACCATAAAGAAGTGGATTTGCTATAGAAAGTCCAAGAGAATTTTCAGTTGGAGAAACGTCAATGCAAGCAAGTCTTTGCAGTTTTGATAAATAAACAGCTAGTTTTATGTTTGGATCATTTTTTTCTACATAATCTTTAAAGACTTGCAATGCTGCATCAGAAGCTGCCTTTGCTGCTGCACCTAGAGAGAGACCTTTAAATGCATTTCCCCAATCAACATCTAATCCAAAGTTCCAAGCCAAATCTGATTTGCAGCTTCCCAATTGTAAGCCAAAATTAAATTGATAAGCTGCTAGAATATCTTCTGATGAGTTCTCTTGCATTGGCTTTGCAATTTTTTTCCAATCGTCCGCCTCTGGTGTTATTGTATAAAATAAAATGTTAAGCTCATCTCTTGAGACAAGTAGGGCATTTCTTACTTCACTAATTAATGATAGAGTTGACATTTCATAAATTATAAATGATGACTTATAAATCTCTAATGGAAAAATATAATCAAGAAGAACTGAAACTTCTGCTGATAATTTCAATTCTTGTAGCGCATATTCGTTTGTGTTATTTTTGAATGAAAGAGATACTCCTTCAAAATCTGTTATTTCTTGCATGGGAATTTCTTCTTGACTAAAACCTCCTATTAGGTTTCTAATTTCGTTCAATCTTACGAGAAGCGTGTCTATTTCTGTGACAATAGCATCATAAGCTGCTTGACGATTTGGCAGAAGAGGTTCTGTCATGTCATGGTGATAGTGATTCCTCGGATTGTCCCAAATTCTGTCTCTCGCACGATAAAGTTCTTGGTATCTAGCTTCTAAATGTCGCTCTTCCTGTCTTAAGTCATCGGCTGTCGAACGATGTGTTGGAGATTCTGAAAAAACCATAGTATAAGGCTTTCTCTTTGTCTCAAAAAGTGGAATTACTATTCTGCGCTTATCTGGAGTCAAAAATGCTTTTTCAGCGCTGGGTCGTGCAGGGCGGGGGTTGTTAACGAAACCAAAGTCAGGATTAAAACTTTCCAACCCATCTCTGTAATAAGGATAAGCCATGTCTACTAAACAAACTACATAATAACTTTGTATTGAGTCTCTAATTTCCTGCTTACTTACGCCTAAGCCAATTAATTCTTGAGCATAATCCCTAACTCTCTCCTCCAGTGACTCTGAATCTTCGTGTTCATAGAAAACATTATTTCTAGGTGACAGATTCTCGTCAAACGAAGTCATGTCGCCAAAGTGAAACCTCACTGCTCTTTGTACTACAAGATCTTTATGATAATGATTCTCAAAAGTGTCATTACCAATGTTCTGACGGTTGATAACTTCTTCCGTGTCTAATAGGATCTTATTTATAAAAAAATCTTTAACAGTTTGAGTTAATCCTTTTGGCTTCATAATGGCAATTTCAAAAGCTAATTTTATTTCCTTAAATTCTGACTCAAACAATTCTATCATAACTCCCTCTGGTGAAGGTGGTTCCAGAAGATCTGGGTCTAGTAAATATTCGCCCACTTCATTTAAAAAGTCATCGTAATAGGAGCCGTATCTTTGCATTTCAGATTTCATAAGATCAAATGTAAAATCAAAAATTACTGCCTCTTCCAGTTCCGAAGTTGCAAAAACAGAATTTGAAATAATACTCCTAAGCAATCCTTCTAAAATATAATGTCGAATAGTTAACCTAATGCAAGCTCGCATTAATTCCGTTTCAAATGGAGTCTTTGAAGGTTTGCCCTCTAACGAATCAGCGTCAACACAAAACTCTTCACTAAAATTCTTTTTTATTTCATCAATTAAAGTTTTCAATCTTAAAACATGATTATCACATTCTGGTGATGTTGCTTTTGTAACAAGCTCAATTAACTCAATTGCTTTCTTATTGGCTTTAACATTTTTAAAGTAAGGACTGGTGTTTAATTTTTTTGTAATTTCTTCAATAAATTTAACTTTTAAAGATTTATAAATAAGCTCATAATCTATGACCTCGTAATCTTCTTGTGTCAGTTGAAACGGTCCTAATCCACGCCTAATTATACTTTCAAAAAGAGTAAAAGGTCTTCGATCTCCTGGTGGAACTCGGGATGAGACAAAACTCAACTCCTCTGGTGATAATCTTTTTTCTCTTCTATAAACCTGTGGTGGGAATGTGCCTGTTGTAGGATCCAAAAACACACCACTATCCACTGAGATTTCATAATCATAAGAAAAGCCTGCTGAAAAAGTTCTTAGTTTCAATTCCCTTGATGGCGAATAATTTAAAATTTCAGCAGAAGAGCCCTGAACTGCGTCAATTTGAAACTGTCTTTGTCGATATTCTTTTAATCGTTTCTGATATTCAACCAAATCTTCGACTCGGAAGAGCCATCGTTCTGCCAGAATAATGTCTACTGCTTCTATCTCCTTTTCGATCCTTTCGACATCTTCAGTGTTTTCGGTTTCAATCATGGTGCGTTTTTGTCTAATAAGAACATTTCTACGCTCGTTAAGATCTTCTACATTCTGTTCCATGTTTTGCTGCCATCTTCGGAGAGCGGCAGAGAGACCGATGAAGTCCGTTTCTTCATTAATTTGAAAATAGTTAAAAAGAATTTCAATAGCGACTATCCATTTATCTGTTTCACGTTCAACCGCATTGCTTCTTTCAACAAACCTCTCAAGCTCACCTTGTAGTTCATAATTTTCTTCAATAGGAATTTTAAACGACTCTATTTCGTGCTCTATATCAAATGAAGGATTACTATAAAACTCAGACAAAGAAGGTAATAATTCTCTAGTTGGAATTAATGTAGATGTCCCAGTTTCAGGATCTATTACAATTTCGCCTGTGTTTGGATCTCTCATCGGTTTGGACGTTATTGTAAAAAAAGAGTTAAAATAGTCGTTTGCCTCTTGATTGAATTTGTCCCTAAATGATGAGAATGTAGAATCAACCGTTGTTCCCACCATCTCTGCAAAAGTTGGATCTGCGAATGAAACTAGTCCAGGAGTGGATTCGTTGATTGGACGACCCATAACTCTTTGGCAAAAAAGTTCTGGTGTCTCAAATGCTCCCGACAATGGAGGCGTGTTTAATGCCGCTTTAATCCTATCCGCTAACTGCTTTCGCCTGTTATTATTTCTTGCAATCTGATCTTCAACTTCAGATTCAGTTATGCCATTCTTTTCTGATAAAATTCTTCTCCTAAGTTCGTCATCTTCTAAGCATAAATTATTTGGATCTATAAATTGGTTTTGTGGTGCTAGTGCCTCAAAACAAATTGAAAAATCGATTGAGCCGCCGAGAGTAATAAAAAAGTTTTCTATTTCAGACTTTGTTCTTATTTTTAAGTTAGGATAAAATCTTTCTATGTAGTTCTGAACTAACTGTAAAGTTTGATCCGTTGCTTCGCCATTTAAAAGTGTGCATAATTCATCAGAAGATAAAAATGTGGCTAGACCATCTACAAATGATTCTACTTCTTCAGGGTCAAAAGAACCGTCTCCACCTAGATTACTTATTGCTGATGATAATTCAAAAGGATCAATCTTTAGTGGACTGTCCAGATCATCATCTTTACAGCTAAGAATAGAGTCTATTGCACCTTTTAATAAGCCAGTTATCGTGTTCTTGATCATGAAAGCTAGGGTTTCACTAAGTGTCTTCATAAATTCAGCACCAATGTCGTCGGTTGGAAAGTCATCAGGAACAAACATGGTTGGAACTTTTGGAAGTTCCTTTAAAAATTCAGACAAAACTTCAATGTCATTTGAAATCTGAGGGACTTGTAAACAAGCCAGCGCATTTTGAAAAAGATGTGGAATAGAAATAGAATTTAAAGCATCGCTAAATACTTTTTCACTATTATCAATTGCCTTCTTTGTTTTAGGTAAAGAATTTTTTGTAGCCATTGAAGATTGAGTACAATTTTTTTCTTTTTTTCTTTTTTCATAAACATCTTTTTTTCTTGCAATGTTATCGACATAATTTTGCTCTTTTTTAAAATCCTCTATAGTTTTTACTGGTGGTCCGAGAGCCTCTGAATCACCTCCTGCATCAGACTCTGAAGAATTTGGAATAAACTCAGGTGGGTCTTGTGTTACGAAAGATTGTATAAACTGAGATAAAGAATAAGAAGAATGTGAGTATTGATCTATTTTATGAATTATTTCTTGGACTCTAACAGATTCTACTTCTTTTAATTTTTTAAATTTAACAAGACCTGTCTTAATCTCACGAAGCTCATTTTCATAAAAAATTGAAATATAGGATGCTTTGTAACCCTCTTTCCATCCTATAACAATTTGACCTTCTTCTCCTCCTCTTGCTGGCAAAGCTGCTAGCTTATCCAAATCCTCCTGCATAAATCCATTTTCGAGAAGAAGAATATCAAAAGAATTTTTATAATCAAGGAGAAGTTGAGATTCTTTTTTAACATCATAGACACGAACTTCGCCTTCATAGCTGTCTACCTGTGGCTTCAATTTTAAAATTAGATTTGAAAATTCTTTAATATTATCTGAAAGAACTCTATAATCTACCTGTTCTTCCTCTGTCCTAAAATCATAATCTGATTCTGAATCTGGTAACGGCTCTACATATTTATGTTCTATTGTTACGAGAAACCTAGCTGTTGCTGATGTTTTAGGATCTACATAATGTTCTAAAACTTTTCCAAAAATTAATTTTTCAGTTAAGATTAAACTGTAAACAAAATCACTATCATGTTGTTTACCTTCTTCTTCAAAGATTTTACTTAAACCTTTATGCAAGACATCTTGAAGTGCCTCATTTCTAGAAGCGGATCCTTCTGCGCCCATTGCCCCCAGAGATTCAAAGTCGCTTGTCACAGACACTCTGTGTTCAGCCAATGATTTATCAAACCAAGGCACATCAATCTCATATTCTGTCCAAGGTTTTTGTGGCAAACTCGCTTCATCATCTGCAATGTATCGGTCTATGACCACCTTATCATCGGTGAAACTCATTTCGGCTGATTCGGGGATTCCCTCAAGAGCTTTTAAATCTGCACTTTTTATGTAAAAGAATTTTGATTTTTTATATAATTCACTATCTGGTAATGGTTCAATCTTAGACCACTCAAAAAAACCACCAGTTTTTTCTGTTCTAACAGCGACAACTGTGTTTTCAGGGACTTCAGTGAACTCTATGTAGTGACCTGCCGAAGGATAAATAACCTGCATTAGTGTGTCACTTGTCACCATGTGTGTTGATTCTAACAATGGAGGGTAAAGTTGTTTATCGCTTGGTGGAGGTGTTGCTTCTTCGAACTCTGTATCCCAAATAACAGTATATCTGAGCCACATGACACGCTTACCGCCAAGCCATCTAGGTTGCTTAAACGCTTCAGAACTAGGAGCATCCTTTGCATAAATCTTGTTCATTTTGTCACACAACGGATAGAGAATGGTTGGAATTTCACTCCCATATTTAGTTATTGTGCAGCCTGCTGAACCTGAAGCCCAACCTTTTTTGTCCTTCCATTCAACGGTTGAATCTGCTACACTGTGACCATGAACATTAATTCCAAATCTCCCAGTGTCTTCACCAGAGCGTCCATCAATGCCTTTACTATTTTCATAGTCTAATGTAGCGTTTGAGTTACCATCTCTCCAGACTGTTACTATTCCCTGTTGTGTTATTGCTGGCTTGCCTCTATGTAATCCTGTTGCATAGGCTTTCCACTGACCGTTTTGTAAAATCGCTGTGCCTGCTCGACCCTCTTTCTTCCACACGGCACCACGAGTAACTACGCCACCTTGAGGCTCTGTTGTTACTGAAAATTCTTCTACGACCCATTCTCCATCTACTCTATAAATAGCATAAAGAACGTCGTCCCAATTTCTCCAGTTTCTCAGTGAGTTTCGAAGTGATAAAAGATTGATATCATAATCACCACGATCCATCCATTCAAAACCTTTTTTGTCGTAGGTGTTCATTGCACGAGAAGCTAATTCATAAGCCTCTGGTCCAGTGTGGTGAATGTGTCTTACGCCTAGTCTACGTCCTAATGCTTCGCCCATTTATTAATTTACCTTATTATAGCGACTTAGAATATAGAAATCGCCAGTCACTTTTAAATAGTTATTACCCCAAGAATCAATGTTACTTCGATTTAGACGTAAAGATGGTTTAGATTTTTGCATTAATCTAAGATTGTAAAAAGGAACTGTCAACTGTAGGGTTGGAGATTTTTCTGTAGGATATCCAGGCTTTGTGCTAATATGCCAATGGTCTTTAAGTTCTGCATTAATTTTGTGCTGAGATTGTAAAATTCCCTCCACAACACCATTTAATTTTTGAACAAGGTGTGCAAGTTTGTTGAATGCTTCTACAACATTATCACCTCGAACCATTGGCTGTAAATCACTTGTGTCATTTCCAGCAATAAGATGAATTCCGTCAACAGTCGCCTCAAGGTCACCACCTTGAGAGTTCTTCTTATCAGTTCTTGTGATTAATCTTATTTCTTCTCTGCCTATTATCCTGACACTATCTGCTTTAATGCCTACTGCGGATTTTGCTATAGACTCAGAAATTCCCTCTGTGTTAAGTCCAAAATTTTTATCTACGTCAGTCTTTTGACTTATGTAGATTCTTGCTGCGTCTGTTGCAAAGTTTGGATCAACATAAGTGTCTTTCTTTACGAAATAACTCGATCGACCCACGACCAAATCCATCATTGATGCCTGATGATCTCCTGAGCCTCCATAGCCTGTAGTTCTATCTCCTGGTCTGTCTCTACCCATTACAATGTAGTTATTGTTTTTACCAGCATAAATTTTTTCACACCCAGCTTTTACAAATTCTGGAATAGCTTCCATAAGTTCATCGCAAAAAATACCCCTTCTCTCAATTCCATCATGAGATTCGGAAATGTGCTCTTGTTGTGATTTAGATAAGTTTTCTTCTTGAATTGCGTTCTTGGTTGTAGCTTTCATTAATAAAATCCACCTCCCTTAAATTTAGCATTCTTGCCTGTTTCATAAGTCGGCTTTCCTTTCAGTTTAGATAATTCAAAAACCTCCTTCAAAAAATCTTCCCATCGTGTGCCTATTTCAATTCCAAGTGTTTTGCGACCATCAAAATGCCAATATTCGCCACCCATTCCTGGCTTTCCTGTTGTCCACCAAGTTGATCTCGATCTTATTGGATCATATTTCATTACATCTTTCATTATCTCAGTCAAATTGACAAATGTTCCTTTGTAATTTTTTTTTATTTTTTGAGGCTTATTCCAAGCTGGAATTATTAATTTCTTTATTGTTATTTCTTGAGGCTTATAAACTTTTCCTTCATATTCAAAGGTTGCTTGAGGGGTGTCAGTTCTTGCCCAAACAAGATATGGTCCTCTGTTTCCTGTGTTGGATAATAACTCTACATAATTTTCTCTTTTCTTGAGATTCCAGTGGCTCATTCCATTATTATTTAAATCAATTGCAGTGCCTGTGTAGTGAAAAGATGTTAAAATTTGTGCTGAACTTTTAGGCTTTGATCCTAAACCACGACCTGAACCAGATGAGTGAAAAGTACAACCAAGTGCATTTAAAATTTCTTTCACTTTTGCATGCCTGTCTGCCAAATCACTCCTAACAGAATCTTTACCTCCTGGAGGGAATTTCGATGACGCACCTGGAGTTCTTGGAAAGTCAACTGGTGCCTTTACAATTTTGTGCTTTGGGTTTGACTTTACTTCCTTTTTATCTTCTTCTTTATTTTCTTTAATTCTCTGTTTTGACGCTGGTTGTGCTGTTTCTTTTTTAGGAGGCTTTTTAAAAGCACTTTTAGCTTCGCCTTTTGTTGAAGACTTAAGTGCAGATTGTTTTGTTCTATTTTCAACTGGTCCAAGGTAGATGTAAGAGTCTCCCTGAGCAACTCTAACTCTAACCTTTTCACCAACTGTTGGCTCTGGTGTGTCTTCTTTTTCTGAAACAAACGTTCTATGTAAATAAATTAATCCCCTTTGGTAAATCGCTTCTTCTTCATTAAAAGGAGCAAATTGTGGTTCTTCAAGCATTGCATCAAGTTCTGGAATTCTTATTTTATAAGTTTTAAGTCTATTGACCTGTGGGTTGTCAGATTTTTTATCAACATAAGAGTTTGTGTGATCTGAATATTCCTTACTTAGGGAAGAAATCTTAGCTAAAACAATTCCAATGTAGTCACCCTCTTTTACAGCGGCTGAACCAAATGTTTGAACTACTGTTTTTCGAAGTGCTTCAACTGAAGTTTCATTTTTAGTGTCTAAAGATTCTTGAACTGGAACAGGAGATGAAGGTGGTCTATTTAATATTCCTACTGGATTTTTTGGCTTTTCTTTAGATGCTTTATTTACATTAACTCTATTATTAACTTCTTTTGTAGATTTTCTGTTTTTTCTACTCGCAATCTTACCATCTTTTGTTGCAACAACTTGAGATTGAGTTGGTCTTTTAGCTGCTGATTCTTTATCTACATTATCTTCTTTTCTCGTAGTTACTTTTCCGCATGATTCACTCATCTTCTTCTTTCGCCTCTGCGCTTAAGAGATCATAAATTTCCTCCTTCTCTATTGAAGACAAGCCATCGGATTTTGATTCTTTCTTTTGAATTAGTGCTGCGAGTTTGACCATTTGTTCATTTGATCTTTGCAGTGTTTCAACATATTTTGAAGCAATCATGCCGCACTGTTGAATGGTTGAGAGACCGTTTTGCTTATTCATTTCCTGAACAAGTTCAGTCAATAGGTGAGATGTAATTGCTCTGTCTGAGCGAATGTTATCTATTGCTTCTCCAATAAAATCCTCAAGGTTCTGATTCTTTTTTGTCATTATGTCTTTCCTCAATGTGGGTTACTTTGCCCTCATTCCAATCAGACTTGAAAGAACGATACTTTACTCGAAGTTTATTTAAGTTATTTACAACCTGCTTCGTATTGAGTCCTGTAAGTTCTCTCAGGTAAAGGTAAATAGCTTTCTTATTAAAAATTTCAATGTCGTCAGGCTGCTCCATTAGAATCTTGACTGCTTTATAAACCCTCTCTTCTGTAGGCTTCATGGGCATCTCACCCCACTTTTCAATCTCAGACCATAGTGCTTGCCAAAACTGTTTTTGTTCTAACTTTTCTTCGTAGGGATTGTAAGTTGATAAATATCTCTCTTCTATGGTTCTTGGGATGTAGTCATATTGAATTTCTCTTTGTCTTTGTAAAGAATGTTTTTTAACTTTATGAATAAACCAATTTTTTGTAATGACTGAAAAATAAGAAAAAGCCTTTGATCCCTTGGATGGGTCGAATTTTTCAAGAATTGTTGTAAGCCAAATTTTACATTCATCTCGCAATTCATCAATGTTTGGAAGTGTTGTAAACTTATAAGTGAAGACAATCTTATCAACCATCTCGTTCATTGCTGGCTGAATTAAGCCTCTGTAGAGTTCTTCTCTTTTCTTTCTGTCCCTAGTTGAACAATAATCAATTATTGCCTGTTCATGGACCTCAGTGAAATAAAGTCTCTTAGTTCTCTTACGTCGCTTTCTCTTAATCTTCTTCTGCTCTGTCATCTTTTTCAGCTACCACTCTGTTTTGAAATTCTTCTGACCATTGATGAAACTCTTTTATAATTGATAATAGTTCTTTTAACCTTGGCTCACCATAGTAAAGATCCATTTTATAAGTCTCTTCCATAAATTGATGGAACGAAGAGAATCTTTCATTAATCTCTAATGAATTGTTTTCAATTATTTGAAGAATTTTATTTATATACCAAACTAAAATACCAATAACAATTATAGAAATTGGAAAAAGAAGATAAATTATAATAGCCTCAATCATCTAATTCCCTTTTTGATTCTTCTTTGTGTTGGTCTAAAATTTGCTTAGAATCTTTTATAAAATCATTCACTCTTTGTGCTGCACCTGTCTTCTCATTTGTTTTAGCGTTAAATGAAATTTTATCATAAACTCTTTTTAAACACTCTACAGAACCACAGACTTCACACTTAGATAAAGTCTCTGACATTCCATGAAAAGTTTGAAATGTTTCATTACATTCTGAACATTTATAGGTGTAGCGAGGCACTATTTATTCTCTTCTAAAATCTCTTCAATGGTAAAGGTTGGGGGGTTTGTGACTACCAGTTCTCCGTTTTTTGTTCCCCAGCGCTTAGTCGTCTCATCTTTAGTAAAATCCATTGACTTTAAAACTGGAACTATGTCTGTTTGTTCCAACAAACTTTTTTGAAGTGCCATCATAATAGCGCTCAATGCTTGATCACTCAGTTTCATTTTCTTCTCCTGTTGTTTCATTTAATTGTAGAACTTTATCTACTACATTATTATAACTCATATTTATTTTTTGTTCAGTAAAATTTTCTTTTATAAAGTTTTGATGCTTTTTGGCAATCCCTTTAAATTTTGAATAATTGTTGTAAACTTCTCTCATCTTTTCTCTAACAGAAGAAGTTTTTGAAAAGCACCATTTAGTCTCTTTATTAAGAACTCCTTCCCAAACTTGATAGTCTTTTAATTCTTCTACTTCGTAATTTACATTTAAAATAAAGTTTTCAGCATAGTCTTCTATTCCTCCCCAAACAGGAGCTATAATCGGAACTGCATGTTGTGCTGCTTCAAAAACTGGTAGACCAAAACCTTCACCATGAGTTGTAGTGATATAACAAGAAACTTTTTTATTATTATAAAGAGATGACATTTGCTGATCTGTAAGTGAGCCATGGAGCAAGTGAACTTTGCACTTTCTATCCTGCGGAAACTCTCTTAAGATCGCTTGTAATCTTTTTGTAACATGTTCCTTATCAATTTGACTACTTCCTTTTATGTTTAGTTTTAAAATTAAACCAACTTCTTCACTTTGAAATTCTTCAATAAATGATGTTATTGTTTGTTCTACATTCTTTCTTGGATTCCATTGAGCTACCGTTAGAAAATTAAATTCTGTAGAAAAGTCAAAGTTTGTCTTTTTGGGTGCAATGTTTCTTGACGGAAAACTTATAACCTCGATTAGATCAGAAACTTCCTCTGTGAAAGAATTCTTTGAATGCTCAGAAGGAACTAGAACCTTATCCATAGACTTACAAGCTGCAATCCACTCGCTGGGTGCCTTAGTCGTTTCTACGCCAGCACAAACGCCGATGTTTCGCTCACAAAGGTTTTGCCATTCAACGGGAAGCTGAACCTGAACTGATGCTGCGAAATCACGAACTCCTGCCTGAATTTCACTTGCCGTTTTAATAATAGTTTGATCTATCCAGCTTCTTTCTTCTGTGTCTTCGGAAATCCATCCAGAACTTCCCCAACCAACATTCAACAAGTAGATTTCATTTCTTTCATCTGAACGTAAAGCCCTTAAAACAGTTCTACAATGCTCACCGTAGCCAGACCTCGACAATGCTGGACCTCTTACCAAAATCTTTCTTTTGCTCATAGTTCAATAATCTCCCAATTTTGATGTTTTCTACTTTTCCAAGAACCTGCGGTCTTGTGTAAAGAAGTTATTGCCTTTTGCCAGGACTTTGAATAATCATTTAAATTGTAGTTTTTGATGACGTGATTATGACCTAGCTGACCAAGAACTTTTCTCTCCTCATTTGTCATTGAATAAATCTTTTTTAAACCTTGAACAAAATCTTCTTTACTTACTCGATCTTGATAAATATAGGGAACTCTCTGAGATCCAATTATGGTTCTAGTAGAGGGTTCGATCCCGACACCGAATTCATTTTCACCATCAGTAATCTGCTCTTTTAGTCCTCCAGTTTTATTCACAAGAATCGGAGTTCCACAAGCTAAAGATTCAAGAGTGGATAGCCCGAAACCTTCAGCGTCAGAGATGTTTATAGTGCAGTCAACACAGTTATAAAGCAAAGCCATTCTATCTGATGCATATTTTAAAGGAGAAAGCATTACCTGACCATTATTTAATTCAAGTGTTCTTAAATTTTCCTCCAAATCAGTTCCCAAAGGATCTTCAGGATCAGTGTGCATTAAGAGTGCCGCTTTTTCCTCTCCTACTTCTTGCAAAAATTCCTTGAACCACCATAAGATTGTTGTTGCATTTTTTCTTGGCGCATTTCTATTATTCCAAAAAAATAAAAATTTATCGTCACCAAAATGTTCTTTTTTAAACTTCTTTACTTCTTCCTCTGGTAAAATTTTAAAAATTGTTTGATCAACAGTGTGAGGAATTCTTATGTGCTTTGCCGTTGTTCCAACTTCGTTAACGACCTTTTCTGTTAGCTTAGAAATCGAAACTACTAAATCGTTAGAATCGTAAAAAACCTTATTGTAATGTGGTGCTGGTTCATTATCCCAAACATGATAATAACAAATAGGAATTTGATTTCTTATTTCATCTTCAATCTGCCACAGCCACGTCCAATAACGTGGATCTGTCATTATCCACATTACATCTGGTCTTTCGGTTCTCATTATAGACCTTACAGTTTCAGCATTTCCATAACCTTCAATTGGAAAAATTTTCCAATCATCGCCGTATTGCTCTGTTTTTATTGGTGACATGTCTCGATGTTTTTGTGCTCCAGCTAAAGACACAAACTCAAATTTACCAGTCTCAAGCAATGACTCTACAAACATTTTCGTTTGAATAGCAACACCTGTTGAAAATAAAGGATGGTCAGATAGTGTTAAAATTTTAATTTTTTTATTTTTTGCCATTTTTTCTCCTACGGGCATTCTGGTGTGTTTTTGAACTCACACATTCTGCACGATAATTTATTCTTTATAAATTTACCACTTTGAATATTATAAAGCGCCTTGTTCAATAACTCCAATGCGTTACTGATTTTTCTATTACCACTTGTTACTCTAAAGATTTCTACTAAGTCTTTCTTAGATGTTCTCTTTAACAACCCAAAGTGTGTTTCTATGTCCTTCAATGGGACATTATGTTTTTTTGCATAAAAGTGTTTATAATAAGTTAATTGATAGGTCGTCATTGGGTCAGACTTCTTTTGTGCATTCCATCCCCAAGAACATGTCTTCCAATCGATAACGTGAAATTTATTATCAGGTGTTTTTATAACAAGGTCTATGAACCCCTTGAAATTATAGTCTTCAAAACCTTCGATAGATTCATAAATGTCTTCTTCGGTTGAGACAACTTCAAAATCGCCAAAATGAGATTTGAGAGCAGGGATTGCAACAACAGAAAGTCTTCGACCTTGCTCTCTCATGTCCTGAATGTCTTTTGGCTTTAGTTCATTTCTCGCTTCTTCTGGTAAACTCTGTAGTTCTCTGAGGAAGGCTGATTCGAATAAGTCTGGCAGACCAGTTAGACTGTTATCTTCTGCATTTAACTCGCAGACTTCATGAAGTGCTGTTCCAAAAGCTGTGTAATGATTACCAACAAATCTCTTTATCTTGTCAACATAAGTTAACTTGTAATAATAGGGACATTGATTCCAGTTTTTGAGAGCAGAAAATGAAATGTGCTGCATTAAATAAACCTCTACTTTATAGTCACATTATGACATAATTTAAGGTCTTAGTCAAGTACTATTTTGTAGTTTTTGTCGTTGTCTTACGAGTTCTTCTACGACGAGTAGTCTTTGGCTTGGGCTCTGGATCTGTTATTTCAGATGGAGCGACCTCCAAAGAAGATGCACCATAACTTGTTGTAAGATCTGTCATTTTCAAATCTGGTTGCCTACCATCTTCTATCTGAAAAATCATAAAACCTGGACCAGACGCAATCAACGATTCTACAGTTATCTTACTCTTTTTAAGTTCTTCTCTTACTTGTTTCTCAGTTGGGTTTTCTCTAAAATAAGCGAAAACTTTATTTTTTTTATCTATAACATCTGTCTTATATAAAATTGACATTTTAAACTCCTGCTTCTGAAATCTTATTCAGCTTTTCAAATAATTGTGGTGAAATTTTTCTCACATAACTTGGGTCAGATTGAACAAAATAAAATTCAAATCCTGTTGCAAAATATTCAGAAATTGAAACTGACGAATAGGGGCTTAAAAATAAACCCTGGGAATAAGGGACAACTACATCATAACCAAGTTGATAAAATAAAAACTCATCAAAAAGTTTAGAATATTCTGTCTCGTATCTTAACCTATTTGGAATTTTCATTCCGCCAGCACTCAATAAATCTAAAAATCTTTTTTTCTTTCCAAGATACTCTTTTTCGATCTTATCATCTGAATAAAGTTCAACCTCAAACATCTTCTCAACCGCATGTGCAACTTCGTGAACTATGTCCTCGAACAACTGCTCTTCTGAGGGTTGTTCGTTAGTAACGTAAATTCCACCATCTAAATAAACTGCACGTAATCCACGTTCTTTAACTTCTTTAAATTGACCCACCAAAACAGTCTCAACTTCATGAAATAAATGAGCAGGAATTGAATCCTCCAAATTCATGATAACATTTGTGAGATTTACATCCTCTGGTAAAGGGTCTTTAACAAAGACGTGAATGTTCCCAAAAATTGTAAATTCTTTTCTTTCTTTCATTATTTTATTGTGAGATTTTTTTATGTAATTGCTCATTTGTTAATTGTAGCACAAGGTGTAAAGTTTGTAAACTATAAAATTTTAGAACCAAGTGTTGCGATTGCAGAACGTTCACCCTTTTTTAAAGTTACGTGACCTGTAATCTCGTGCTCCTTCATTTTTTCTACTGCATAGGTTAGTCCGTTAGTTCTCTCATCTATATAGATGTTATCAATTTGTTCAACGTCTCCAGTAAGAATAAGTTTTGTCCCTTCTCCTACTCGGGTAACAATAGTCTTAAGTTCATGCTTAGTGAGATTTTGTGCTTCATCAATAATAATAAAAGCATTGGCAATGGATCGACCTCTAATGTAGGTAAGTGCCTCGACTTCTATCTTTCCCATGTCCATGTATTCTTGCAGTGTAACTGAATCATCGACCATTAAAAATTTTAAATTATCTTGAATAGGTTTTAGCCAAGGCTCCATTTTTTCTTCCATTGTCCCTGGTAAAAATCCGATATCTTTTCCGAGGGGCTCTACGGGACGAGAGACAATAAGTCTTGTGTAGATGGACCTTTGACTGCTCATTGGATGATCGTCGAGGGTTTGCTCTAAGCCTGCTGCGATTGCACATAAAGTCTTACCAGAACCAGCTTTGCCAACAAGTGACACGAGGGAGATAGAAGGGTCCATTAGAAGCTCAATAGCATAGGTCTGTTCCTTGTTTCGAGGAGAGATGCCCCAAACCCTACGCTTGTTTGGAATTTTTATTAATGGAGAATTATAATTTTTAAATCTTGCAAGAGCAGACTTCTTTTCATTTATCTCAGAAGACATAACAAGAAACTGATTTCCATTTAATCCCTGCTCTTCTTTTGGAATAAAAACATCTTCTCCATTATAAAAATCTTCTATGACAGAATCTTTTACAACCATCTCGGTGTAGCCTGAATAAATTTCATCTAAAGATTCTATAACCTGACTTGCTTGATAATCGTCTGTTGACAATCCTATAGAATCACACTTAACTCTCAGGTTAATATCTCTTGAAACAAGAGTGACCTTGGAATCTGGGTTTTCAACTTTAACTGTCAATGCAGTGGCTATAATTTGATTATCTGGATCTTCTACGTCCCAGTCTAATGGAATAAGTTGAGGATCGTAGCTTCTAGCCGTAACAGTTCCAAAGCCTTCTCCCATAGAAACACCATTATGCAATGAACCTATCTCTCTTAGTTCATCCAAAGCTCTGATAATATTTCTAGCATTAGATCCTACGGCATCTTGTCTTTTCTTATGTTTATCAATTTCTTCAAGAACTTTGAATGGAATAACAATATCATTATCTTCAAAAGCTCTAAGTGAGGAGAAATCTGTCAAATAAACACTGGTGTCAATAACGTAAATTTTGTTTGTCATAGTTTGCCTTTCTCACCAATAAATAGGTCTTTTACTTTTTTATTCTTTCTACCCTACTTACTTATAGGGAACGCAGGAGGAGAATTTTTATGATTAAAAAGATTTTTTTTCTTATTATAATTGCACTTATAGCTGGATGTGCTTCTTCAATCAAGCATCCAACAAGCATGAAAAAATCTTTTGTAAAAATTCACAAGTCAGTTGAAATAAAGATTTGTGGAGAAAACAGTCTGTCAAAGACAAACGAATGCAAGAAATTAATGACGATGAATTCAACTGGTTCTGGTGGAGTTATTTGGAACGAGAGAGAAATTGGACAAATCCCAAGAACACTTGTCCTAACTGCTGATCACTTATGTGAAGATGAAGAATATTCAATAAAAGATTTTGACAAATCTGCTCATAATCACATAAAAAAAATTTTAGGCTTTAATAAAGATTTTAAAATAATTTCTGATTCTTCCATGAGGGTTGTAGACAGTAGCGGAACCACCTACTCAGTAAAGAAAATTCCGTGGATAAGAAATGTTGCCGCAGACACATGCGTGATTGAAACTTCAATGAACGTGCCCTCTCTTAAATTAGGATCTCCTCCAGAATACGGTCAAGAGGTTATTAACATCTCTGCTCCAAAAGGAATCTATCATCCAAGCTCAAGTGGTGGAGGTGTCTTTTTTACTAAAGGAAGTTATAACGGTCAATTTTTAATGCCAGGAGGTAAAAAGAAAAAAAGAATTTTTTCAATGTATAACTTAAGCGCTGCTCCTGGCTCTAGTGGCTCCCCTATCTTAAACACAAATGGCGAAATTATTGGAATGATTCATTCTATTGATTCAAGTTATTGTAATCTTATCACGGGTCAATGTAATAGTCCTATCAGCTACAGTGCAACAGTTGATCAAATTAAAGAAACATTAACTGAGGCACTTGCTGCAATAAAGAGAGGTAAGTCCATTAAATTTGACTATAACAAAATTAGTCAATAAGAAAAAGGCTCCAGATAAGTTTTCCAAGCCTCGTCAATGTTATTATTAAAATTATAAAATAATTTAATAGATGGAACACGAGGCGTGTTTTTAGGAAACATGTTTGCTTCTCTTGGAAGTTTGTTTGCTTTCTTTTGATTACACTTTCTACAAGCTGCTACTAGATTCTCCCAAGTCTTTGGACCACCAGCAGACTTCGGTGTTACATGATCTATTGTAAGCTCTCCTTTAGGAAACCTTGTGTTACAATATTGACAAGTGTATTTATCTCTTATAAATAAATTGTTTCTCGTTACCCGCAGCGAGACTCTTGCCTTTCTAACATAACGATTGATTGCAATAACGGAAGGGACTTTAAATGATTCAGATGCGGAATTGACAAATGCACCTTCTCTATATTCTACAACGTTGGCTCTACCAGCAAACACCATAGTGAATGCCTCTGTCCAGTCTATAACCTGAATAGGTCTATAGGAACTATCTAACTTTAAAACTTTCCAATTTTTCAAAACTCTCCCTTAGAAAAGTGAGTCTGAATTTCCTTTTCTAAGAGTTCCACATAACCTTCAACGTTCTTTATGTTATTAGGACTGTATCTCCAAAGTAGTTCATTATTCTTTGGTCTATCTTCAAGATAACGTTTATGGTGATTATTAATCGCCTCTTCAAGAGCGTCAGCACCAGCATGAACATCAAACTCTGGATAATAGTAGCCGTGTTCTTTAAACACTGGACTATTATGAATAAAAGGTAAATTAAAGTGCATTGCTTCCAATTGGAGGTAGTTCAATTCGTTACACCATTGATGTGAGATAATTGAACCAGCATAACCTTTTTCTAATAAAAAGTTCAAAGCCCATCTTCCTTCGAAAGACATCTTCGCATCTTTGACTAAATCTAATCGATTACAAAATCTGACAAAGTTAACTTTATCTTTTAATAAAGAAGAACCAACATTGAAAACTTGATCAATCATCTCTGGTTTTCTATTGTAAAGTTCTTCTGCTATTAGCATTGGAATAAAACACATCTTTACCATGTAAAGATTAGATTCCATAATAGCAATGTTTTTTAAGTTAGTGTGTGCTCCAAAAAAGGGACTATAACCAGCGCCCATGTAAGATAAGGTAATAATCTCTGGAGACCAAATGTAAGGGCAAATACTTACAGGAGCTTTTGCCATTGTCTGTAGTGCGTTTGCTGTTCTTTCAAAGTGCGGAGACGTCCAGTAGAAGTCAACCTCTGGCATAGTAAAACTAGCATCATCATCTTTATAGATCATAGTGCCCATGTCAATTAGAATCTTGTTTCCATATTCACAAGAACCAACAATTCCTTTATTTCCTTTGTGAACCATTCTGACTTCTTCCGTCAAAGAATTGGCACACTGAATTAATACTTGATAATCAGAAACAGTAATAGTGTCTAATTTTTTAAGTTCAACGCCTAACAACTTCTTACCATAATGTTTATCAGATTCAGAAACCATGTCAACATCATAGCCAGTATTTTTTAATAATTTATAAAGAAACCAAACGTTGGACTTAAGTCCATTACCAAAAAGGTTTTCTTCACATTGTGAAGTGATTCCAATTTTTATGTGTTTACTTATTTTCAATTTTTCTCTCCCTCTTTTCTATAGTAATTAGAGAGTTTGAAATGAATTTACTTAGTAACTCAGACTCAGACTTGAGTTTTTTTATTTAATTTAGTTATGAGTGAAGCGAATAACTTAATATATATATACCTTACAAAAACTGTCTTGTTAAGACCTTTTTTTAAAATAATGAAAAAGTCCATAGTTTTTAAGGTTTTGTCTTAGGTTGGCATAAGTGATTCCGAGAAACCTTGCAGCGTCCCGTCGAGTTGCAGATCCAGAAATTGCAGCTTTGAGACAAGCATCTCTAACAATGGTGGGCATGTTTTTCCAGATGGGCAGACCGTACATCTTACCGTCCATCTCTCTTGTGGCGAGTTCTAGCTTTAAACTAATAACCTCTTCAAGACTCAGGTTAGATAATTGAATCTCAAAGAGGTCATTAATTTTATTTTCTTCCCTCAGTTGTTTTGAAACAGAAGGGGTTTTATGAGGACGTTCTTTATGCAACTAAATCCCTATTAAGGCTCGATTGTGTCTAAAGCTGCGTCGCAAAGATTCTTGTTGGCGGTTGCAGCAGCTACTGCGGCATCCACATCCACATCATTAGCACCAGTAACGGCAATTACAGAAGCTCCAGATAAGTGATAAGGGTTTGCGCCAGGAACTGTTACACCCGCTGTAGCGGTTGCAGCCGCAATCTCTGCTTTAAGTTCATTTGCTTGCGATTGTTGATCTTGCAATGTTGTAAGCAATGTTGCCAATGCAGCTTTTGTGCAATCAGCAGCTTGGGCAACTTGACCGACTGCGGTACCTGCTCTTAGTTGAGCAAGGCGTGTTGCTTGGTCTGCTGGATCTGCGAGTCCAGCAGCAGCTTCAAGGTCTGTCCTTGCATTTGCAAATCTAGTTGCAATGTCTGCTATAGAACCGTCGTTTGGAGCTACAGGGTTACCATCTGCACCGATAGACCTAAGAAAAGCATCTAATGCAATTTTATTAAAAACAATGTCTCTGTTGTCTCCAATTCCGTCGTTGTCTGTGTCTCGAACTTCAGATGCATCAAGATCATCAAAATCAACCCCGTGGGCTGCTCCGTCTTCGTCAATGTTTAAAGTTTCGTTTATAAGACCTGGGTTTGCAATTCCAATTACGTCTAATAACAAGCCGTCACCAGAACCTTCACCAGCGCCGTCACCGCCAGCCTTTGCAATTGAATCGAGTTCCACTAATCTTGATTCTTGAAGAGAAGGTGTCGCAAGTGATGGCACACCCGTAACCAAGACTCTATTTAATTTTGCCTTGATAATCTTTTTTAGTCTTTTCTGTTTTGACATTTAAATGTCCTCCATATTAAAAATAAGCTGTTAATAAATAGTAGCAATAGTTGAAAAAGTTACAGTTCTAGCTCTTCTTCTTCAGATTCTTCAGTTTCTTCTTCTTTTTCGTTTTCATATTCATCTGTTGTTGGTTCAGAAATAGTGGTTTTAAGTTCATCTTCAAACTTGTCAAAATAAAGTTTAACATTTGTCAAGAGATATTCTTCAAATAAATCTTGGTCTTCTTGATTTCCTAATAAAGAAAACGCATCGATGATTTGTTTTTCAATTTTATCAAAAGTTGCTTGAGCAAAATTTGAACCTGTCTTATCCTCGTCACCCAAATCTTTAAAGTTACCTTCTTCATCTTCGTCTTCTTTGCCATCGTCGTCGATGTCAATAAAAGCGTCATCATCTTCTGGCTTGTCGCCTATCTCGACTTCAATTTCATCTAGTTTTTCAACTTCTTCGATGCCAATAAATTTATCATCATCCCCACCAGCTTCCTTGTTTGCAGTTACTGGAGCCAAAGCGTTTTCTATCGCAGTAAGAATGTGTGCGGAAAAAGACTTTCTCTGATCATCGCCTGTTGTAAGCATTTTGTAATCTTGCTCAATAACAGGGATAATCTTTTTCAATAAATCCTCTAAAACATTTATTCCTGTAGATCTGTGTTGAACTTTTTCTGTTGCCGCTTCTTTTAGAAGTTTTCTAATTAAAGCTCGAAGCTCAAACTCTTCCCACACTCTATGGTCATCTTTATTTTTTGCTCTAACCTTGATAGCTCTCTTAATAAATTCTCTTAATTTAAGCTCTTGAATCATCTCATTTCTGTCAATCATTTTTATTCCTCAAACATTATATGTTTTTTGTTTTCCACCACCAAAATTGTCTGTCTTAAAATCATCTTTTCTCATGACAGTTATAATCTTCATAGCATCTGGACCTTTTTTCATTTCCAGTGCAGCCACAAGATTTAATGCTGGTGTTTTCGCATTCGCTTTGTGTCGAATAACAAATGCCTCACCATTAGCAATCTCACCATTTGCATAGTCTTGAATAACTAGTCCCAAACCTCTTTCTGCTGCCTGCAAGATAGCATCTTTAGAAATAGTCTTACCCTTTCCGTGTCGAAATCTTCTTTCTTCTCCATGTTTTGAAGGCTCTAAATCCATGTCCTCTACATCGATAACAATCTTCATCTTTCCAACATTTACAACACTGGAATCACCGCTTCCGATTTTACCATAAGACTCATCTAAAGGCTCGACTGTCAATTCATCTACAGGTCTTTTATAAGAAGTCTTAGGAAATTGCTTCATAAGTGAGATAAGATCTAAGATAGGTGCGTCAATAATGATAACATCTATTTCATTATTCTCATCCAATTCTTTTAAAGCATACCATCTGTGATGACCGTCTACGAGGTGCTCATCACCAGAGACCATGACTGGTTTACCATTAGATAAATCTATCTGCCCTGCTTCATGCTTTGCTTTCATTGAATTTGTCTTATCAATGTTGATTTCTTTTTGAACTGGTGTAAGTTCGCCTACTCTCATTGAAGATTTTAGACACTCTACCCCTTTAGACTCCAACCAATCACAAAATTCCTGAACATCTGTTGACTTAATCTGAGGAAGGTTCATTCTAGGCATCCTCAACCCATAATCTAAACTTATAATGCCTCTTTCTTGGGGTTCTTCTGCTTCTTCACTTATAACTTCTTTAATGTCTTCAGAATCATCGTCTGTTGTGACACTGACTTTGTTTCCATCAACAGTTACATTAACGATAGTCTTTGTGGTGACCTCAACTTCTGTTTTTTCACCCCCTTCCTTCGTGGATTTTTGTTTTTCGTCTTCAGTTGAGTCGTCCTCTTGGTTATCAGTTCTTTGCGGACCGCCTAATTGACCTCCTGGCACTGATTCTGAATCAATTTTGACTGCTTCGTCGATCATCTCGTAAAGTTGCCTTAAAAGGCTGCTTTCGCCTTCTAATTTAGAATAAGATCCTTCGTCTATGACAGTACTTACCAATTCTTCCCAAAGGTCCATTGCAGAAGCCCCAGAAAGAGGAATCATTTTTTTAAAAGTGTCTAAATCTCGGTTAGCAATAGCTAATCCAAGTTTAGTTCCAGAAGCTCCAGTGTCTGACATCGATCCATCTACTTGTTCTAGGCTTACTGATAGATTATTTTTAGCAATAAATTGTTGCATGCGAGCGAAACGAGGATCTTCTGCATCTTTTTCACCCTTTGAGACTAAAACAGTTGTTCCCTCTGGAAATTCTTTCAACATTTCGTAAGTGTCTGCGATAGGAGAGGGGTAACTCGACACTGTAGCAATAATTTTGCCCTTATAACCGTTTTCATCGATGTATTTGTTCCAAATCTTCTCAGAAGTTTCGGGATAAACAATAAATAAGCCTTTTTCAGTCTCTCTTTTCACTGCTTTCTTAGAAATTATTACAATAACCTTGTCAGCTTCATAAGAATCAATCATTTCTTTGGCACCAAGGAAATGTCCAGCGTGTGGAGGCTTGAATTTACCTGGAAAAACACCAATTCTTTGACCGCCACCAGTATTTTCGGATAGATCACCGCCTTTTTTCTTTTCCCAAGGTAATAATCCCATAATTTGATTGACTGGAGCGAAGGAACCAGTGATTTTATAAGTGTTTCCATCAAAAGCAAACACGAAACCTTCCATTGAGGAGGAAATCTTGTCTAAACTCTTTAGCTTTCCAAGTTGATCCTTCAATTTATCAGACTTTACAGCATCACCAGCGGCTTCAATCTCTGCAATAGCGGCTTCTAGTCTATCTGCGATGCGATTTATCTCATCTTTGTGTGAAAGAACGAACCTAGACTTCAATCCATCGAGCATTGCGACTGCAAAGTCATGCACGATGTCCTCAAGAGGGAAAATAATTTCTTTTCTAACTCGTTTTTGGTCTTTAATGAAGTCTCGGACTGCTGATTTGACCTCTGGGTCTTTAATTCTCTTGTAGATCTGTGTTGCATTAACACCTTTAACACCGAACATTCGCTGCATTATCATCTTTTTAGTGTCATCATCGAGTTGTGGAAACATTCTTTCGATAAGATTGTCTAATTTAGAGATAATAAACTCTCCAACCTTTGCACCCTCACCAACTTCTGAACTTGCAAGTAGTTTTTTAAGACGTGAGACCGCTGTGTTGAGTGCTGTGTCATCAGAAAGTGCCCTTAATCTCTCAACAGCTTTCATTTCTACACCAAATCCATTCTGTTTGTCAGACTTCTGAACTTGTTTTAGTGCTTTTCCTAGTAGATTTGCTTCCTTAGAGACATCTCTATCTGTAACTTTTCCAGTTTCACGGTCATATTCTCCGTGACCATCTCTATGAATAATAAGATTCTTTGAATTGTAGTTGATAATGTTTGGGTTATCAGGATCCATTACTTCTGCATTATAAAAAATGTTAGCATCGGGACCAAACACTTTTAGCTTGACTTCTTCTGGCATTTGACTTACTGCGTCAACAAAGGCTTCAAAGGCTCCGTTGAATGCTGCCTCTAAAGTTCCACGACCTGCAAACTTTGCAGCGAGAGCTTCGGCATCCATTCCACCTTTCTTTACATTACCTACATTACGTGCAGCTTTTGCTTTACCATCTTTTACAGAATAAGAGACAAAAAGATTTTGCCCATCTAGCTTCTCACCACCTGTAATTTCTCCATTCGAGGCAGCAGTCATGATTTTTATCATGTCGGTAAAAGTTAAGTCTGGATTGTCGTAGAGATGATCTACGTGTCCACCAAGTCCACCCATCTTCTTACTCCTTTGATCCTTCTTCTAGGATGCGAAGTTGTTCTTCAAGAGTTTCAATTCTCTCGTTTGCTTTTCTAAGATGTCTTTTAATTTCTTTTAGATTGTGCTTAGCGATATCGACTCTTCTAGAGTCTCTAAGGGAGCCTGTGCGAATGGAAGATAAAGCCTCTTCGATAGATTGAACGAGAGCTTGCCAATTGACCTGTTGTTTACCTTCGTTCACAATAAACTTTCTCGTCATTTTTCTTAAATCTATCATAATGTTACCTCCAAGTCAAGTAAAACGTAAAAATTTCTCACATTTAATTAGTTTGCTTACAAGTAAACAACTCTTATTATCATTCGTAATCGTGACCTACTGGATATAGCTTGGTAACTTCTGTCCAATTAACTCCATCGTCTGCTCTGAAGGCTTGAAGGGTCATGTTACCAGCAGTTCCATCATTCATAGAAATAACAATCTTTAAATCAGACATCGCACCAGTGTGAGTGTGGTTTGAGCCAGCAAATGATGTAGAATTATAATTGGCTGGAAAGTAGAAAGTTACATTTGTGTTATTATCTGGCGCATCAGCAATAGTGGTCGATTTAGTTCCTGAATTATCATCACCATAATAGCCAATAGCTAACTCAGTAGCAGTGGCAGAACTTCCTTTACCGAAAGGAACTACATATTGACTTGCACCACCAGTAGAGTTGCCAACTGAATATTCAGTTCTTCCACTAGTAACCTGACTATGCATTCTGTGTGATGCGTCACTAATGTTCCCCGTGCCGAGTTGTCGATAATCAATTAAATAATAATCTGTTCCTCCAATAGTCATTGTAACTGCACCTCTGTAATAATCAAACTCTTTAAGGTAATTTACAAAAGCATGATTATCTTGTGTAACAAAATCACTTAATTGAAGTTTCCAAAGTGGACCTTGCATGGCAACGTTTGTGCTACCCTGTGTTCTATATTTCCACGCAAAAGAATTTAGGAATTGATTAATGCCAGAGGATGTTTCAACATAAGGAGGAGAAATTATAGCGTTATCTTCAGCTATCAATTTACCAGCACCCCAGTTAGTGTCTACTATGGTTGAATTTGTTGGAGAATTACTCATTCTAAACGCCCAAGACATTATGCGAGAAGTATCAAGGTTATGTCTCCAGTGAAGACTTATGTATCTATGACTGGCACTTGTCCCAGTAGCTTTAGAGTTTATCCATGAGATGGTAACTTGTTCATAATCAGAGTCCCAAGTAGTTGTAAACTGTTTAGAATCTGCCATGTAATTACCCCAATTCCCAGAAATAATTGAATGTGGTTCTTCAAGATTATAAAATTTCTGAGCACAATCTTGAGAGCCAACACCTGAAACGGTAAACGTCACACTTGAAGCCTCTCCATTGCCATTCGAAAGCCCAGATGTGTCAATTCCTACTAACTTCATAACACTACAGCCTCCTCCGCCTCCGCCTGAGCCTCCACCTCCGCCAGGAGGTGATGGAGCTTCAGGAAGATTACTAGGCACAAATCCATCTTCCTGTGTAATAACAGGTGGATGACTTTCTGGTGACGTCGGTCCTCTTGGGTTTGGTCTACCTGGAACTGAAAAAGGAACTTGTTCAACAGTAGTGCCACTTCCAGGTGCAGTCCATTCACTATTTTCTTTATCGACGTCGCAGATAACATATGTTGCATCACTATTGTGGCACCCACAATCACAATCTACAACATTAATTGTTAAAACACCGCTTCCAACTTGACCTGCTGTGTCTGTTACTGTAAAGTTTTGCGTGTGAGTTCCAACAGCTACACCTGTTGTATTTATTGTTGCAACACCAGTGTTGACATCAATAGTTACGAGTCCTGCTGGGGCAGTCCCACCAGAAGTTTCTGCAAATAAAATTCCAGATTCTTGACCCTTTATTATGCAACCATAATTCAGTTGAACAGAAAAGTCTGTTTCACCAGCGCAAATTTCAACTGTTTCAGACTGAGGGCACGGAGCGGTTGCACAGTTTGACACTGCAATTAGAGATTCGCTGCCACCTTGAGAACAAGAGTCGCCTTCATTAATTGCATCTGTAGAATCTGTGTTCCATAAGCCCCAATTTGCATGATTTGGATCGCCACTTACAGAACCATCTTTTGCTTGAGTTACAACTGCGTATTTATAACTTGAACTAGTGGCAAAAATCGCTTGGCTTGGCAGTGAACTATCTTTAAATGTTGTCGTCGCCTCATCTGTAGTTCCAACCTTTACATAAGGACCACCAGTTGGATGAGGCTTTCTATAGACTATGTAACGTTCAACAGTCTTTCCACTTGTTGCTGTGTTTGTCGCATTCCACGTAACAGTGACCTCTGGATGATTGCTATCGGAGCAGCTTGTAGCCGAAGTTGAAAGATTTGTTACATTTTCCAAAGCACAACATTCTACAGTAACTGAAACAATTGTAGGCTCTGAAGTAACTACTGTGTTAGAGCTATTTGTAGTTTGAGCAGTGATTCTGTAGTTATAAATAACATCAGCATTACAACATTCAGAAATTCCAGGTTCATCAACAAGAGTTATTTCTCTCTCACCTACATGATTTCTCGACTCAATTTTCGTGACGTCAGTAAAACTAGAGCTTGTAGATAATTTTCTTTGAATTACCCAAGTCGTTTCAGCTATGTCTCCAACCTCATTCTGAAGAGTGATCAAAACCTTACCAGAATTTTCTTCGCCACATCCAAAAGGTGTTATTGTAAAATTTGGGTCGGGTGGAATGAAATTCAATTCAATAATCCCCCCAGGCTGTTCAATATTAAAACTAGGACCAGCGCCAGGGCGTGACATCGCTCTTGCAGTATAGGTAAATTCCACTTTGCCTAACAGATTCTCGGGTGGTCTATAAATTAATTTTCCTTCGTTTGCAAATGAACTGTCAATTCTTCCGCCAAGACTTGGAACAGAAGTTACAATAACACTCACAGGAACTCCAGTTTCAGGAGAAGAGTTGCCAAAAAATGCTGGAGCATCGTTGAATGTTACTGGTAAAAATATTTCAACATCGCTATTCATAACACGAGTTAAAGAGACATCTGGTGTTGTAATAGTTCCGTCGCAGCAATTGTAAGAAACCGTAACTTCTTTTGCGACTTCGCCAGCGCTATTAAATGCTATTACATAATAAGTTGCTTCATGAGTTAGACTACAGTCTCTGACTGGAACACTTGGTAAATCAATGTAAGTTTGATGAGTTGATAGTGTTGTTAAGAATTCTAATTTAGTTGCATAAAGATCTTCTGTTCTGACAATTCCTTCTTTTAAAAATTTATTTATTAAAGCAGAATCAGGAGTTTTATATGATTCTGAGATTATTCTAGCCTTACGATAAACATTATAACCAGTTGCACTGGTAGACTGACCTATTGCTAGACTTATTTTTCCAGGGTTTGTTGGCTGATTACAAGCAATAAACGTGCCAGATAAAGTAAAATCTCCTGGTAATGTAATGCTACAACAATCACTAGGAACTATTAGAGCAGTGTTATCAGAGGCTGTGTCAAGCCCCTTAATTGTAATGTGATTTCCAACAGCTAAAACATCACTAATTGCAAGCTCACTTCTTCCAGTCTCTGAAATAAATTTTTGAGTAAAAGTATTTAAAGAATCATAGGGTGAAGATTCTGCTCCGCCAAACCCTTCTCGATAATAGTAAAGACATGCCATTAAATCTTTTACACCGACAGTCGAATGAGAGACGCTTCCTAAAAACCCATTCAAATCAATAGCAGTCCAATTATTAGAATAATCGTTAACAGGTGCTTTTAATGTCTCACTAGTCACCATTTTAAAACTAGATAAAACTGGAATAGAAGAGAAAGATTCTAGGTTCACAACAACTCTTGTAAGTTTTTTAAATTTACCACCAGTAGACGGTAAGCTCCAAGCAGTTGTAGGTGAGTTTAAATCTCCCAAATCTACTGTCCCGTCTTCATTTTGATGTAATAATCTACCAAAAGAAAATCCAAAGATTCTGGTGTTTATCTTTTCATCTGGTGCATTATAAGTTAGTCTATCTGAGTTTGATAATGCTGGATCTCTACCTAAATTTTCAAGCCACTGTTTTTTATATGCTTCTTGATCATCTAATTGTAAAATCTTTAATGCTCCACCTACACCTTGAAATGCAGTTCTAGATTTTAATCCACCAAGAGTTATTTCGTAACCACTAATCCTGCACGTTGATTTATAACCAAACGTTATGACGGCTTCTTTACCATTCTTAGAAGTAGTTGAGTTTAAGATGCAAATTTCAGAATCGCAGTCGGAAGTTGTTGCAATATCTTTCGGACTCTCACAAACAGTGCAGTCAGAATCGCTAATCATTTGTTCTTCACAGATATAATCAAATAAAATTTTTGAACCGTCAATTCTAAAGAGTTTATGAGAACATAAATCTGTTATATCATAATAACCCTTAAGTCTGGTGTCTTTGGATTTATTCCAATTAGTAGCATCGAATATAAGACCAGACTGATAAATGTCTGCAATCTCATCTGTGAATGTATTGAAACTTGTGTCATCACCAAATCCAGACCAAGAATCATTTTTTATGTTGCTTGTAGTCAGGATTGCAAAAACTGGATTAGGGCTTGATGGAGAATTTATGTTGTCGTTTGCATAAACAATGCTTGTCTTGTTTGTAACATCTGAACTAGAAAGACCAGCAAATGCATTGTTAGAAGTCGTTATTTCAATAGTTAAAAAGTTAGTGTCTGTTTCCGCAGGAGCTAAAAATGTTCCAGCAGAAGAAAAGAATCCAAAGACTAAAAATCTATTCCCTCCCAGTGCTTGCGGTACTGAGATTTGAAACCCTGGCTGACTCCCTGCTCTCTCTGAAACATTAATGCTGGGACTTGTTATAGTAAGGGATGAATCGAACTCAATTACAAATTGATAACCATACACCTTACTGGAGGATTTATAGTCTAGTTGAATTGTAGCAGTTGTGTCGCTGTCTTTGGTGACCCCTTCTACTTTTACTGTTCTATAACAAATTGTAGAGTCTCCACAAATCAAACCTTCAGGATTCTTATTTGTCCCTGAAACACCTTTTCCTGATGAAGCAGGGTCAGAACCAGAGCCACCACTGGGTGGGGGGGCAAACATGGTCATTACACTAATCCTCCTACTGGGTCGTCTGAAGAGTTAAATAAATAATTAATGTCTTTGTCTATGGAAACTCTACTTGAGATCCATTTTGCACCACATTTAGAACTTCTTTTTGTTTTATGTGATAAATGGTCTTTAAATTTATTAATTGCGAATCGAGTCTCTGGGTCACTGTTTCTTAAAGTTTCATAAGTAAAGTCAGAAGGAGAACCAACATGCGTAGAAGGAAGTGATGACTTTAATCCAAACTTCATAGCTAAGTAGGCTTCTACTTTTTGTCTAAAATCGTCCGTCACAGAATCAGAATAAAACAAAAATTCATAAATTTTACCATTGAAACCCTTTGTTCCACTTGCAGGATTACCAGTTCCATCATAACCAAGTGCCCATCCAAAATCGTTGTCTGTGAGAGTAGAAGTAATAGAATTGGAAACATCAGTTCCAACAAGAGTTCCGTTTAAAAATAGTTTACAATCACCACCAGCTTGTCCAAGAAAAGTTACAACCTGTTTTGTTCTTAAATCAGATAGGCTGGAATAACTATGTGTAAGTGTTATTGTCCCACCAGAAGTTGTAACACATTTAGCAATAAGAGAACCATTGCTTGTTGTGTCGAATTTAAGACTTATTTGCGGCTGTGTTGTGGAAACATTTGTTCCAATTGTAGTAAAAACAATTCCCTCATCAGGTGAAGTTGGCATAACAGGTTCCACAACAACAGAAGCCATCCAAGTGGTTATGTTTTTTGTTCTTGCATAAATCACACTATCAGATGTCAAACCCTGAGTTCCACTGAATGAAACGTGGTCTGCGCCTCTAGTAGGACTGTAGGTCGTGTTGTCAGAGTGAGGAATAAGATCTAAACCTTGGCTTACCCATTTTGTAATGTTGGAACTAGTGTCTACAACTACGCTGTCTTCAAATGTTTTTGATGCATCGCAGATTTGAATTAAGGATTTATCGTTTACTTGTGTTCCAAACCTTTGTTTTGTTCCCTGATTTGCCTCAATTGTGTTGTCGTTTGAGACATTCCAATTTGATAAATAATCTTTTTCTCCTTGAAAAGAACTATCTAAGTTTGGAATAAATAAATTGTTAGATTTTCCAAGCGGTGGGCAAATAAGCTCTTGTCCACTTGAAATAATAGATTTTTCAAAAACATCTTTATCTAAAATTATTCTACATAGTATTCCCTTGCCTATGAGATTTCTTGGTTCAGCGTAGTTTCCAGAAAAGCCAGTAATTAAAATTATGTCTTCTCCATTGGAGTCTGTAGTATTTTGAGCAGATATATTCCATCCATTTAAAGACTTCACTCCAATGTTTGTAATGAAGCTACTCCACTTAGCACCGTTCCATGTTCTGATAGCAAAGTTAAATCTTCTAAATTGCTTTTTAGAATTATAAATAATGTCTATTGCGTTCGTTCCAATAGCAGATGTGTGAAGAACATAATCACTGTAAGTGTGAGTTGAACTACTGTTATCTTCATAATTTTGTAATAAGATGCTACTGGGCGGACCTAAAATTAAATCACCATTTCCAGAATTATAATTTACTTCAGAAACGTCAGTAGTCAAAGAACCCACTGTTTCATCGTAAGTTCCTTTTGGTCTTTTTCTAAAATGAATGTGTCCATCTGATAGTCTTATGGTTTCTTCTTTTAATCCTTCAATATTTTTATCCAATAAAATAGTTGCAATCTTAAATGCTCCACCATCATAGGTTATTGGAATTGCATTGTTTTCAACGGAAGATGCCCCACTAGCGACTCTACAAACAAAATGAATTTCCCCTTCAGATGCATCACCACTAATCGGAAATGTGTATGAACCGTCAGAATTTGCACTTATTGGTGTAGTTTTATTATTCTTATAAACTTCTAATCCTGCAAATGAACTGTTTAAAATAATTTTTGCAGTTACTGCGGTGTCTGTTAAAGCATAGCCTGAACAAATGTTTAATGTAAATCTAGCATGGTCTATAAAATTAATCTCACGGTTACTCGTGTGCATCTTTACTTCAAATAGTGCGCCACCATTTTGCAAAGTTCGAATGTCTGGAGCATTTTTATAAGGAATGGAATAAATGTCTTTTTGATAACGGTACCAATCTTTAAACTCTTGAGGCAGTGTTGTTAAATAATTTGAACCCTCAGTGAATGAATCTGGAAATTTTCTTAAAAATGGTAACGAGTTTGAAGAATAGGTAATAGCAGTGTTTCCTCTTTCTCCCTTTTTAACGCTTGTTATTGTAACCTTCGAGCCACTAATCGCAGTCGTAAAAGAGTTACCATGTGTAGCATCTCCATCGATTGCATTTTTAAAGTTTGTAGCAGTAGCGCTTGCAGACCCGCCTATGGTTACTGAGACATTAGAGCCAGAAACTCCTGCTGCACTTTCAAATTCATAAACTTTTGTTACGCCGTCCCAATCTGTTAGTGTGATGGTTTCCGCATCTACGCCAACTCCTCTAAATTCTATTTCAGCAGAAGCGGCTTTATCAGGTAAAATGTCTGTTCTTTGTGACAAATAAAGCATAACTTTAGGGTCTTGATCTTCTAAAGAATGAACAGACGGGCAGATTGACGGATAGGTAGACGTTCTATAACCATTATTTTGAGAATAGGAAGGGACTATTCTATCAAGTTCTCTTGCTGAAGTAAGAGAGTCGATCTGTGCAAGGTTCCAAAAACTAACGTCGCTTGAACTCGCAAACTTATTATTGTTGCCACTCTTAGAAATAACTGATAAAGAAGATGCATCAAATGTTCCGCCATTAAAAGGCAAAGACATCCTCATTTGAGACAGGTTGACAAAAGCTACTAAGTCTGCTACATCAAATCGACCGTCGAGATTTGAATCAATGTCAAATCCCGATGCACTACTTAAATAAGAATAAGCAGAGAAAGTTGGATTAGAGTCAAGTCCGTTGTAGAGAGATTTTTTTATATAATCTCTAAAAGTCTTTTCATAAAAGTCTGAATAGTTAGGATAGTCGTGACTGCTTATTGCTTGTGAATAGAACAATTCTTTACCCTTATAAGGTAAATTTTGTTCATGGTGCTCTATAAATTCTCTAAGGTCATTTGAAACTACTTTAACATTAAAAATTTCAATTCCTTGCCAAGATTTTTCTAGAAGCATTGATGTTGGAGTCCACTTTCCAGATGTTGTGGTCCAATAATCATTTTCATGATAAACTACGTTTCCATAGTATCGAGTTCCTGCTGTGAATGTTTGATTACTAGCAGTGTAACTATCTTGTTTTATTTTATAAATAACTTCAGGGGCTTTACAACCGTCAGGAATACAATCTTTTATGCAAAATTCTAAAATTTGATAATCTTCAACTGGAGGCATTGAATTTTCAGTAAACAAATTTGTCATAGATTCTTTGTCTGAAATAATGTCAGTTAATCTTTTTGACGTGCTTATTGGCTTTTGAAAACTTACTATTCTTGTAACTTGATCGAAACCGAATCGATCCGAAATAGAAATAAAGTCTGAGAACCAATTACCATCGATAGAAGGATTGATTGTTATAGATTGATTTTTACCTGGAGACTTACTATAATAATTATAACCTAAATCAAACTGAAATCCAGAAACGCTAACGTCTGAAGAAATTTTTATTTTTATTTTGAAATCGTGTGGTTCAGATTCTCGGTCTAGCAATAAAGAAGAGTCTTTTGAAGAAGAGTAATCAGAGGTGTCTTCATAGGGTTCTTCCGAACAACCGTAAAAACCTGTTCTTTCTTTTAGCGACCTTTGTCTAGAAGGGTAAGACTCTACACAAGAAATAAAAATGCTCTTGTTATTTTCTTCTTCTGTAACAGCACATGCAAGAGGTGGAACTACAATGTCAGAATTAAGATTGTTGAAATTTTTGTTAGCCTTGTAAGCAATTGCAACTATGTCGGATAAATTTATTTTAGAGGAAACTTCACCAGAAAAATACTTATCAGAAAATTTGTCCTCGTAAGACATTCTAATTACATTGTTTAATTCAGACTCAAACCAGAAGTTATTTTGAACTCCAAAAAGAAACCAATTTGAATTTGCCTTTTTTATTTTATTCGCCGCTGCTTCTGTTGCAACTTGATCTTCAAGAATTGTTGTTGTTTTTACAGATTTTTTAAGAGAACAATCTCTTCCACCAACGATAACATAACATAGAATTTGACTAGCTAAACTACCTAGATAAGACAAGCCAGCCTCTCTTACTGGGTCAAACACTCCGTAAACATTATCTTTGTAAGAATAAAGTCTAAACTCTTGAGTTTTTGCATGCCCATCAACACCATTAAATCCGCCAACTACTGCCAAGATGTTTTTACAATCACTAGGAAGATCAAGATTTTCAAACGGCATCTTAAACTGAAAGCCACTAATAATACCAGTCGTTTTATAAGAAATCTCATAGACAACTACATCAGAATTTAAATTATTTATAGATTCTGTAATGTTAGTTGCATTTCTGTGAACGTCTGTGATCGCACCTAGATCTTTTAACTTGCCGCTGTAGACATTAGAAATAAAAAAATCAAAATTGCAATCTGACGGGGGTGAAGGTGTAACCATCTTCGATAAAGTCCTCTTGTTTCATAATAAATAGTTTACTTTAAAGTTCTTAACAAATAGAAAAGCCCCCTACAGTTTGTAAGGGGCTTTTTTATCTATCAACCAGCAAAAGGAGGAGCTAATTAACAGGAAATAATTTTAGCTAAGTTTCCAAGCCTTCATAAGACGCTCATTTAAAAGAGTCGAACGCTTCTTGCGAATGCTCTTATTCCAGTCTTCTGAGATAGTTCTTGCGTCGTTTCTCATTTGAGCATAGAAGTCTTCTTGTGTCTCGGCAATGTCTGGAAGTTCTACGTCGCTTGTGTCAAGATAGTCTTGAATGTCAGATGCAGCGTATTCCTTGCCGAATCCGTCAACAACAACATCGCCTGAACCTAGCTCACCGTAAAGCCAGTCAGCAAGTTCTTCGTTTTCTTCCATTGCACGAACGTCCTTTTCGATGTTGCCAGTGAATTTCATTTTGGTTAATTTGTGTCTCATATCACCGTAACGGTCTTCTTCAGATTCGATATCGTCCTCAATGGCTTCATTCTTTTCATCTTTTTCGGCATCAATAATAGCTTTCTGAAGGTGGTCTGGAAGTTCGTCTTTCTGGTCGCCTGTGAGTGCTGGATGGTCGTCGTGCTTATCTGTGGTTGCTTCATCAACACCCTGCATCTGTGCGAGTAGAATAGTAATCATCTGGTCAACTCTTTCAAGTCGCTCAATAGCCTCTGGGTCTTCAATCATTCCAATGACACCATTGACAACATCACCGATTGTTTCAATCTGTGTGATTGTTCTAGACATCTCGTCACCTTCTGCAACAACCTCTTCTTCCATCGCTTTGCCACAAGTGCATTCACTTCTTGGGGCATCGCCATCGCAATGAGGACAACCCTTCATTTCCATCATGTCGTCTTCATCATCGGCTGGCATCTCGTCGTCCATAGCGGCTTGAACGTCAGCAGGTGCCTTTCCACCCATTTCTGGGTCGTCTTTAAGAAATGGGAACTCTTTCTCCAAGTCGTCCATGTAGGCATCGTCTTCGTAGTCCATCTCCTGAATCTTGTTTTGTGTAAGAACTCGTGAGACAGCTTCTCTAACGATGGTTCTCATTTCTTTCTTGGTGCTCATTTTTAACTTCTCCTTAGTAAATGTTTTGATAACACTCTCATAAATAGTTCCAACTTCTTGTTTTGCCTTATAACCGTCTTCCCAGTCTCTAAAGCACATGTTACCTTCTAAATAAGCCTCTTCTTCAAGTGCTCTAAGGTGCATGTCATTTTGAGCATAGCCAGGACCAGTAGCTCTTGGTTCATTCATCTTACCTTGGCAGTTTTGCCTGTGATGGACTAGTTCATGAGCCACTGAGCGAAGGATGTCTTTCGGATGTCTACCTGAAATGTAGACGGTTACTTGCATGTTATCTGGGTTATAGTGCGCTGTAGTGCCGAGAGGATTTTTAGAATTCTCTTCATCACTGGCGAAAGTTATCTTAGCATCTTTATCAAAGCCAAGCCTGTTTTTGGCAAACTGATAAAAGTGAGATAACAATGTTTGCATTTGTTCGTTCATAGTTTACTGAAAATGGTTTTTAATGCACGCTTTGCTCTTGTTGCATTAATCTTTTGAGGATCTAGTTTTGACATTACAAATTGTAAAAGCTCTTCAAGTTCTTCTTGAGTGTTGATTGAAGCAATCCTAGATTCAAACCCTGAAGCCTTTGAGACTACTTGAGCAACCCTTTCAGCGTCTTTGCTTTTTTCCAAGACTTTTGTAATCTCTTCTTTGATAATTTTATTTAATTCTTTACCTGAAATTTTCATTTTTTAATGTTCTCCATAATTTCTGCACGCAGTTCTTTAAGTGCTTTCATGGCTTCAAGAGAAACCTTTCTTAGTCTACGACCAGCAGAAGCGTTTCCCTTCTCGCACTTCTCGGCATCTTCTGTTGCTAATGTCAATTCTTTTAAAATTTTTTCAAACTTCTCTACTATCATTTTATAAAGCCTCCAATTCAACTAATAAATAGTTAGAACTTTACAAAATGCACAAGATGAAAAAACCGCAGATAATATAGAGATAGACCAAAAAGCAGGTGAAAAT